TGAACCAAGTAATTCTGAAAAATTAAAAGAAATGAAAGAACCCTCTGGAATGAAAGAACCCTCTGAAAAAGGAAATGCCGTTTTAAAAGACATTAGAAATAACTTTGATAAAGGTAGGAAAAAACCATCTGAAATAAGAGATGCAGCTAGAAATAAAAATGAGGATGAAGGTGTAACACTTGCCTCAATAACAACACCTGAAGCAGCGAGAGCTGAAAAGGAAATAGATGAAAATATAGAAAAAACTACTGATTCTATTGAAACAGCGAAAGAACCACCCTTAGAAACACGAAAGCGAAAAATTATTGAAGAATCTTTTGAATTTAGGGGAGATATTAGAGAAGAAGATAAAGTTGTATTAAAAAATATTATAAATCAATTAAATGCTATATTAAGAGACCCTATTTTAGGATTGGCTCCAAATGAAGACCTTGGTGAAAATAGTAATCCAGACATTGTTGAAATAAAAGATGAAATAAGAAAAGGAGACGAAATATTGCAAAGTAAAGATAAAGAACTGATTCGAATAAGAACTTATAAACCTCAAGTAAATGTGGAACTTTAATAAATATATCTATTGAAATATATATATAATGAGTTTTACTTTAAATCAAACAATCGACACTACTCAAAGTGTATATGTAAATTATTCAAATATGATATTAGAAAAAATTGTTACATACGACAATACTTCAGTCACTGTAAATGAAGTCTCTATAAAAGCTGATGTTCTTCAAAGTGGTACATCAAGTTTAACATACACAACATCTGGAGTAAGTTATGAATTTGATGCAGTAAGTATAGAAATAATAGGTGTAGGTGGTGAGAATCCTGGTAGCAATATTCCACAAATAACAGATTTAACAACAACACAGATTGGACAATTAATAATAACACACACAACAACAAATGGTAATTGGAGTGGTGGAAATTTTTTAATGTGTTTTCCATTATTTGTTACATCAGATTCGGCATTGCAAAATGATTTAGATTTAGTTTTTCAAGCAACGATACCATACCTATCAAGTAGCAACTCCCCGATAGTAGGTGGAAGTGCTACAATTGATATTCAAAAAACTTTAAACAAACAAACAAACAATGAAACTAAATATATTATTTTTGATGACGGTAATAATAAAGTGTGTATTTTTGGACAAGAGTATTTCATAATATCTGCTGGTGCATATGCTTTACCAAAACAATATACTGCAATATATAGTGCAAATACAAATTATGATGTTATTCTATCTACACAACCAGGTCAATGGATGGAATGTGATTACGTAGATGTAGATTCTGATAACGTCGCAGTAACAGTAAGTAGTGGAATTGTACAAGATAATTCAGCGTATAACTCATTAAGAACGATGATGATGTATATTTTATTTATTATTTTTACAGGTTTATCATACACAATCATACCATGGATTTACATAATTATGTTAAAAGGGTTTTTCACATTTACTGAAGCAACTACAGAACAAGCGCAAACAAAGCAAATGGGTAAATTAGATTTTGTTTTATTTGCATTTCTAACAGGCGTAACAATTCTATTTATGGGTATAGGTATTTTCTCAGATTCCTCAGCATCACCATTATTATTATTATATGGTGTATTTTTAGGTATAGCAATTTTATTAGGAAATATTATAATTAAATCCAAAAAATCGAGCGATCCAAGATGGCCAATCCAAGAAATCCAAAAGGATTTATCTTAATTGATAGACATTATCATAAGGAAATATAAGTTCCTTATAATAGCAGTTTTTATTCTAAATCTAATTAAGCACTTAAAACGCAGTAGAACCATTTGTGTTTGTGGCTACAGGTTTATAGGAAGTTTGCAAATATTGAATAGGCTCACTTTTTCCAACAGGAGCACGTTCTCTAACAATTTCTTCTTCTAAAGTTAATGGTTGTGGACCACCGACTTCCACATTTCTAGGCTCTTCTTTAGGTGTGGCTTCTTGGACTTGCTGAACAACATCGTTTTTCTTCTCACCTTCAGACTTGGTATATTGAACATAATGAGTTTCATTTTTCACAGTAGCACTACGTCTCAACAATGTATAGGCGACAAAAATGAACAAAATTCCCACAGCAGGGTTCGAATATACAAACAACGCCACTGCAATACAGAAAAGAACTAATAATCCAAGAGGAGACTCGATATAAGGAGACATCAATGAAGGGGTAGGAACTGGAAATATTACATATAAAACAAAAATGACTAAAACAATGATTTCAGCGGGCTTAATTGTCTTGAGTAAATTTTTAAATTTCATTATATAGGATATATCGATATTTATTTTATGCATGTGAAGAAAAAATTGATTTTATTAAATAAATATATACAAATACTAAATCAACTTATACTAAATGTCTTTACAATGGAAGCGAAGAAAAATGTTGGCCATGCGCGCCAAAAAGACAGAAGAAAAAAAAGAACTTTCACTTGATTATAAATCCAAAATATGCGAATCCGCTTATTTGGGTAAAAAAGGATACACCATCCCAAAATCCGTTTTGGATGCTAGCGACCTAAAGTGCTTATATAATGAATTGAAAGTCCAACCTATGACCAGTGGTGCAGTATATAATGCTAGTGTTGATGAAGGTGCATTTCCAGTTTATAGAGAAAACCAAAAGAAAATATATATTCCGCGATTTTATGGTACAGAACGTTATGGACTTCCACATCGTTCAGAAATCACAAATGGTGAAAATATAGACGTGGAGTTTCCTAAACCTTTACGCGATTATCAAAATAAAATTGTAGACATATATATGCGCCATATTGAGAACCCTATATGTGTACATTCTGAAAAACAAGGAAATGGGGGGATTTTGGAGGTTCCTTGTGGACGTGGCAAAACGGTTATGGCTCTCAAAATTATTTCATTGGTTCAAAAAAAGACACTCATAATAGTTCACAAAGAATTCTTGATGAATCAATGGATTGAACGAGCCAATGAATTCTTACCTGGAGTCCGTATAGGGAAAATACAAGGACCGGTTTTCGATGTTCAAAATAAAGACATTGTAATTGGTATGTTACAAACATTGTATGACCGTGCGTTTCCTGAAAACGCATTTGATTGTTTTGGATTGACTATTATTGATGAAGTGCATCGTATAGGTAGTGAGCAATTTTCCAAATCTTTATTACGGATTGTTTCGCCCAACATGTTGGGAATTTCGGCTACTGTAGACCGGAAAGATAAATTGACGTGTGTTTTGTATATGTTTATTGGTCCTAAGATTTACACAGAAGAACGGAAAGACGATGACCCAGTGTGTGTGCGCGGAATAGAATATATATCAACAGATGGTAGTTTCAATGAAACTGAATATGATTTTCGCGGACAGGCCAAATATAGTACAATGATTACTAAATTATGCGAATTTGGACCTAGAAGTGATTTTATTGTGAAATTATTGGACGATTTATTGAACGAAGGCAAAGCAAATGACCAAGACCCGCAAATTATGGTATTGTCTCATAATCGTTCTTTACTAACTTACTTTTATGAAGCCATTGTACATAAAGGGTTCGCAAGTGTAGGATATTATGTGGGAGGAATGAAACAAGCGGATTTACAAGAAACTGAATATAAGCAAATCGTTTTGGCTACATATGCAATGGCTGCGGAAGCATTAGATATAAAAACATTATCTATATTGGTAATGGCGACACCCAAAACGGATATTACTCAGTCGGTTGGGCGTATATTACGTACACGTCACGACAATCCAATTGTTGTGGATGTAATTGACCGGCATGAAATATTTCAAAATCAATGGAAACAACGAAAGCGCTATTATAAGAAATGTAATTATCGTATAATAGGGTGTGATAATATGCGTTATAAAGGGATGAATTTAGATTGGGCTAATGATAAGACGTGGGTGTGTTTGTTTGACCCGAAGAAACGTAATCAACATGATGATGAAGGAACGGGTGGAAATCCGATTTTACAAAAGAAATGTTTAATTAAAATAGATGCTTTGGATATGAATGAATAGTTTGAAAGTATAAAACAAGTTAAATTTTTCTACTACTTCGTGTTTTTCTAAACTTTCGTGATTTATTTCGGCCATATTTACAATATTGTTTTTGCGAAAAACCTTTTGGTTTTCTGCAATTAATGCTTTTTTTGTATTTATTTGACCACTTACGTCTTCGAGATTTAGCACCGCCATATTTTGCGGGAAAGAGTGTGGGATTAAAAGTCGCTCTTACTTCAGGACATAAAATTGAATTCATTGAGTTTGATTATTATATAATATAAATCACATAATAATATGTTAACACCTCCAAGATTATCAAAACTCAAAAGTATTGTTAATATCAGAGCTTTACAAACAAGTTTATATAGCAATCTTCAAGAAGAAGTTTTAGACAATGGGTTTATTGTTAATGAAATTATCCTAAATTCTGATGCTCGACATATAGAAAAGACCGTGATTAATTTCACTATTTTGTCTATTTTCATATATGGCTTCTTTTATTTTAAACAAAGAGCTAGTCAAGAAAAAAAAATGGAAAATTTGCAAACATATAGAAGAATAAAAAGTAACATAAAAGGCTTCATTGTGTTTTTCGGATTGATAATGTTTAAAAATGTGGACCATGCCTTGTAAATATTTACTTTTCACGACGTTTTACTTCGCTATTAAAGTCCTTCTTTGTAAGAACATACGCCCAGTGTTGGAGTACTTGGCGTATTTTTGGACTCACACTTTCATCATCATATTTGGCCCCCTTTTTCAGAATTTGGGTCACTAAAAATCGCATAAATCGTCCTTTAGGACCTGCTAATCCTTTCCAACGTTTGATTTGACGTTCATCATCTTCGCAACGTTTTCCTTGATAAAAATCACAATACCAATGAACCCAACCATATGGATGTTTTGGATACATCCATTTTTTCTTTTCCCAATAGTCTAAACTCAGTCCTACTTTCACACCATATTTGTTTTTTTCTTTATCATAATCGGAAGATGTTAATTCGTCGTTTTCCAATCCCTTCCACCATGATTTTGGAAATTTTTTATGAACATTTTTGTAATTACGTTTGTTTGTTTTGGAATAAATAGGTCTCCAATAAGTACCACCGAAAGAACCCAATTGAAATATTTGTTGGGGAGTTAAATTAGGGGTAAATTCGGGATAATCTTTGAATGTTATTGTTGATGGTTTCCTTTTTTTACGTGTTTTATTGGGCATATATATTTATATCAGGAATTATCAACGATTACAATTGACGTATGTGAACAATTTGTCCTTTTGCTTCTACTTTCTTTATAGGTACCCAACGTCTAAACTTTGCTAAATATATACACTCAAACGGCAATTTCTTATTTAAATTTACATATTTATCAATATTTTGATTTTCAAATTCTTCTTCATCGTCACTTTCTTCTAATGCATCTAAATTATTGTTTTCCTTGATGTTTCTAAAAAATGAATTCATATATTTACTGGTTTTGTAGTTAGGAATGTAGGCAATTCCACAATACACACGTTCAGAACTTTTTCCAAATGCGTATAAATGATAAATATCATTTTGCAAATCGGCTTTCATTTCAAATATTGTTTTGGATTTATATTGCGGTTTTGAAAAATTAAATCTTGGTAATGATGGTGGAATAAACAATAAATTATTAGGTATTTCTGTTATTTTGTTTGTATTTGGAATTGCATTTTTAGACCATGGATAATTCAAATAAGGGACGATTTTTTCATTCGAACGATGTTGCAAATGATGAATGGGATAAGGAATATTATTTTTATAATTTTCGGGTATACTATTTGGTTCACTTAAAATATTCCAAAAAATAGGCATCATAATTGGAAATGCATTGTCTTTCAAAAATAATGTATACTTTTCTAATAAATCGAACAAAAATTGGAATTTCTCAATAAAAGGTTGCTTTATTACACAAATTCCTTTACTATAAACAATATCTTCTATAATAAAAAAACTACGTACATCTGGTATTTCGCAAATACATCCATAACAAATAGTACCATAAGCTAATTCAATTGGTACATTATCATTAATAATAGTAGCATTAATAATTTTTTTTTCTTTTCCTAGTTCCATTAAAAAACATACATTTTTATTTTTATAATATGTAAACCAAACAAAGGCCTTTTTTCCAAAAGGAATGGCCATTGTTAAATTATATGCATCAGAAACTTTCTTATGGGAAATCGTTTCATAGGAAAGTTCAAAAAGGGGGAACCGATCAGTTAATTCACAAAGTTGAGGATAAGTAAGTTTATACATGGTTATAAAGTATACATATATTGTATTTATATTGTTTTTATTTATATAATGGTAACGTAGCAATAAGTACTAATGCTACAAAAATAGCTATAAAAGCAACTTTTCTAGATCTACATAATACATTTATTGGTTGACTTTCTCTTAAACGAATAACTTCTAAACGGGTTTGATGTTGTATATATGAATTCAATTGCATTATTAATGAAATATTATAATATTCAGAACCGTCTGTAATTCGTTCACGACAAACAATACATGAATTGTTATTTTCTGAAACCCATTTAATAAAACACTTTGTGTGAAGATTTACTCGTACACAATGATTGAATTCATATTTTTTCATTTTTGAAATACTTTCATCAAATGGTTCAAAACATACAATACATTCTTGGTTTTCTTCTTGATTTTCTTCTTGATTTTCTTCTTGGACATTGTTTTCGATATCATTTGTTTCTACAGATTTATCATGAAGTCGTTGTTCTATATATTCATCAATAAGGTTTTCATATAAAATAGATTGTTCCATATATTAACATTCCTATTTTTATAGTACTAAATAGATGGATTTACAAAAATTATAATGATTCATTAATCAAAGCATCTAATTCTTCATTCATAGAAAGTAAATCATTACTTGTGAGTTTTTCACCTTCATTATTAATGAGTTCATTGATTTGGTCTTGTAAACAAGTTTTTTCTTTGTTGTTATTTTCTTGGAATTCTTGCATTAAGGATTGATATTTGTGAATATGATGACCAACAACATCTTTTGATATTTTGTTGGTATATGTATTTTTAAAATATTGTATTAAAGTATCAGCTAAATATATTATTAATAAACTTATTAATATTGTTAATATAATGGACATTATATATGAAAAAAGAGAATACTATTTTCATATATAAACTTATTGCTTCTTATTTCTCTTACGCTTAGTGCGTCCTTTTCTTCCCTTTCTACGTCTTGTACCTCCTATTGGTTTATTTGGGTCTTGGTCAATTTCATTCATAGAATTGGTACTTTCTGAAGACATAGGTTCACCAAATGGCTGTCCAGGTGTTGAATCCATTGAATCAAATGGCTGTCCAGGTGCTGAATCCATTGAATCAAATGGCTGTCCAGGTGCTGAACTTGGACCAAATGGCTGTTCAGGTGTTGGCTCTTGACCCAATTGTTCTTGAGATGCTGGACCAAATGGCTGTTCAGGTGTTGGCTCTTGACCCAATTGTTCTTGAGATGCTGAACCAAATGGCTCTTCAGGTGCTGACTCTTGACCCAATTGTCCTTGAGATGCTGAATCCATTGAACCAAATGGCTCTTCAGATGTTGAACCAAATGGCTCTTCAGGTGCTGAACTTGGACCAAATGGCTCTTCAGATGTTGAACCAAATGGCTCTTCAGGTGCTGACTCTTGACCCAATTGTCCTTGAGATGCTGAATCCATTGAACCAAATGGATTTTCAGATGTTGAATCAAATGGCTCTTCAGGTGCTGAACTTGGACCAAATGGCTCTTCAGATGTTGAATCCATTGAACCAAATGGATTTTCAGATGTTGACTCTTGACCCAATGATGATTCATCGATTGGTTGAGATGCTGAATCCATTTCATCATCACCATCATTATCATCTTGACCATCAACATTAACTGCAGTAGTACCAGCATTATCAATACCAAGAGAATCTAATATAGATGCTTGACCTGGACTCTTTTCATCAACTAATCTAGCTAGTAATACAACTCTATCATTTGCTGCCTTTAATTCTATATCCTTTGTTTCAAGCTCTTTTTTTAATTCAGCCACTTTATCCGAATCATCAGTTGTGGTAGTAACTTCTTTTATACCTTCCCTTGTACCATCAACGAGATTTTGACCGACAGCGCCAATAGTATCAAAAAAACTTCCTTCAGCTTTTTCGGTATTTTTTTCGGCTTCGACATCCTCTTCTTCAGCATCTGAATCAGATTCTTCGGCATCATCTTCCTCTTTTTCCGCATCTTCATCTTCTTCCTTTTCCGCATCTTCACCTTCTTCCTTTTCCGCATCTTCACCTTCTTCCGCATCTTCAGCTTTTTCGATATCTTCTTCAACTTTTTTAGCAGCTGCGTCGACTTCTTCCTCTTCAGTTTTAGTTCCCTCTTCTTCTTCCTTGTCTCCTCCCATTCCTAAAAATCCACCAATAGTTTCAAACATACCACCACCATTAATTTTTCTTTTTGGTAATTTATATAAACGTTTTCGCGATACACGTAATCCTTTTTTAGGTTTTGATATAGAATTTGCTCTCTTTTTTGAATAAACCATTAATATATATTATTGATTAGATTAAATATTAAATAATTTAATTAAAATATTTAAATACATACTCCTAAATAGAAATATTCATGGTCTACATAATCATTGTTGAAAAAACTGGTTCTCTTAAAGAAGTAAATGTAAAAGATACAAGTGAAGAATATTTGTCTAAAAAGGCTGGTTTTAAAAATCATAAAGATTTTGAAAAGAAAACAACATGGGATATTGATGGTGTTTGTGATATTGTACTTTATGGTAAAACAGTGGGTAGAGCCGGACAAGAAAACAAATATGATTTTCCTCCACCTGTAGATAATAGTCTCTTTTTTGGTCCATGTGTATTGCTTTGTGTAAAAGATACTAAAATACTTGATTTAACAGAAAAAAAATGGAAAGTAATTTATGAAAAATTATTTGGTGGTTTCGAAGATATTGGTGACGAAGATAGTGAAGAAGAAGAGGAAGATGAAGATGATATTCCAAAAACAAAAGAAGGTTATTCTAAAGATGGATTTGTTGTAGAAGAGGAAGAAGATGAAGAAGACGAAGAAGACGAAGATGAAGATGAAGATGAGGACGAAGATGAAGACGAAGATGAAGATGAAGACATTATTGAAGAAGAAGAAGAAAAACCAAAACCAAGAAAACAACCAAAAAGAAAAGCAAAAACAGAATCAAAAGATAATATTTTTACTAAATTAGAAATAGACGATGAATATTTGAACTGTGAAAGTGAATTAGAAGAAGAAGATTATCTTTAGTAAAAAATTGATTTAAATATACATTTGCTATTGTATGTATAAACCCAAAATGAACAAAATAGTAAATTCAGAAACATTTAGAATGAATATTCGTAATAAACTTAAAGAAATATTGCATGAAGATGACGATATTTCTTCAACAAATTTGGAAAAAGGAGTATTTAATTATGCTATAAAAGAAGCAGGACGTAAGAAAATCGTAAAGAAATGGGAAAATCCGCATTTTGTTTGTTTATATAAGGACCGTTTAAGGTCTATTTACATGAATTTAAAAAATGATAATTTTCTGAAACAAATCCAAAACGGTGATATTTTACCACAGAATGTAGCATTTATGACGCACCAAGAATTTAATCCGGAAAGATGGCGTGTATTGATTGAGAAGAAAATGAAGCGTGATGCATCTAAATATGATGATAATACTCAAGCATCGACTAATATGTATACATGTAGAAAATGTAAATCAAATCGATGTACATATTATGAAATGCAGACGCGTAGTGCGGATGAACCTGCTACCATATTTGTAACATGTTTGGATTGTGGTAAACATTGGCGCTCATAAAAAAATATATGCATATAATATAAATGAGCTGTTTAAATTGCACATCGTGTTCTTCAGAACCTACCTCCATGGATAAATGGAGATACACTTTGATTACTACTGTTTTATTTTTGATTATTGTAAATCCTATGACTTATAAATTAACAAATAAACTATTTAGTAAAATATTTGGGTCATTAGCTAATGCTTCTTCTGGATGCCCAAGTATGTTAGGTATTGGTGTACACGCTGTTGTTTTTACTTTATTATTACGATTATTAATGGATATGAAGATCTAATTGAATATTTTGAGAAGGGCGGAAAACTGGTGTTTGAAATTGGAAAATAGGTTTAAATGTCCAAAAATGTTTTTGATTATGATAAACGTTGACTTTATCATATTCGTGCAAATTGTCTAATAATAAGAGTGTATCTTTATCTTCTTTCCATGAATTAATAAAGACATAGGCATTGTCTTCATATTTTAAATGACGATGAACCATTTGCATATCATATGCATAATTATCCAAACACTTATGTAAAGTGTAAAGAGGAAATCGAGGTTTAGAAAAGGAAGCTTTTAACAACATTGGAATAAATAGGGTCATTATCCTTTTTTTGATAGATAAAAAGTCTATTTAAAATTCAATTTTATAGTAGGGGGCTTCGCCCCCCTACGACCCCCCATGGGGAACCAAGGTTCCCCCTACACCCCCCTCCTTTTGTGGAATATTGTTAGTTAATGAGAGGAGATAGCTAATAGGAGGGGGTCGTAGGGGGAACCTTGGTTCCCCCACTCTACTATAAAATTGAAGGACTTTTTTCCTTTATTTGTATTGCATAATATCTCATCTAGAAGTATGCCTAAGAATAAAGACGATTTTACCAGAAAGCGCGGAAAAGACAAAATGAAAGAGCGGTTCGACTTTCAAGGAAAGTTTTCATCCAAGCACTTGCGTATCCAAGAGGCCATAGCCGAAAAACGAAAACTAGAAAAACGTGTGGAACCAGTGGAACCAGTAGAACCTGCACCAGCTAAAAAGTGTTAAGGTGTTTATATATTTAATAAAAAGTGTTTTTTTATTAAATATTTAATAAAGGGTTTAAATCCAAGTTTATTTATATTCACATAAATTAAATGTCTGAAGAAGAAATTCCAAAATTTACTGAAGAGTTCAAAACTTCAATTATCGACTTTATTAAGGATTTACAAACTACTTTTCCTGAACATATTGATAAATTCGAAAAATGGCTACAATGTGACGATATTGAATTCCAAAAATTATTTGAACATTGTCTAAAAGTATATCCTGAACGTTTTTTTGATATATTAAATAAAAACAAAGAATTGTTTTCAGAAGAAAGTACAATAAATGTTGATTTTTTACCGGGTCTTAGTTTCAAATTACTTTTTAATTCTACAGGTGTAAGTGAAAATATCCAAGAAACCATATGGAAATATTTGCAAGTCATTTTGTTGATTTTAGTAAGATCTTTACAAAGTAAAGTAAACTTTGGAGATGCTATGAATATGTTTGATAAAATCGATATGACGGAATTGCAAACACAATTATCAGATACTATGAAAAATATTTCCAGTCTTTTTGATAATTTTGAAGAAAAAACTGAAAACAACGAAGAAAATGATAAAACCGATGGAGAGGATGATGAATCGGAAAGTAAAAATCCTTTTTCTAAATTGCCCAAAATTGATGAATTAAAAGACCACTTACAATCTTTATTTGATGGTAAAATAGGTAAATTAGCCAAAGAATTGGCTGAAGATATGAGTAATGATTTTGTAGAGGCTTTTGGTGATGACCTAAACGGTGTAAATTCAACAAAAGATGTTCTCAATGCTTTTATGAAAAATCCACAAAAAATGGGAAATGTAGTAAATACAGTAAAAGACAAATTGGCGGATAAAATGAAATCGGGAGATATTACCAAAGAAGATTTAGTAAATGAGGCTTCTGAAATGATGAGTAAAATGCAAGGTTTAGGAGAAAATTTAGGAAATATGGGAGGTATGGGGGATATGTTGAAAAAAATGGCCAAATCAATGGGTGTAAATGTACCCAAAGGTGCTAAAATGGATACATCTGCATTAAATAATATGCAAAAGAAGTCCACAATGAAAGAACGATTGAAAGCACGTGCTATGGCCAAGAAACAAGCCGAAGTAGTGAAAAAATTGGAAGAAGAAGTAGAAAGATTGAAACGACAACAAGAATATGAGAAATTTATGAAAGAAAATCCTGAATTTAATCCTGAAAATCCTCTTTTTTCATTGGAAGATAAACAAGAAAAATCGGGTTTAACAAATCCAAATGCTCAAACACCTTCTCAAAAGAAACGAAATAAGAAGAAAGCCAAAAAAGTCAAAGAAGAGGAAGCAAAAGCATAATATAAGTAATTATTTATTATAATTCTTTTTAGCCAAATAGTTTATAGATGTTCAAAATATCGAAATATATAAATATTCCAATTTTTATTGTTAGTTTTGCTTTAGGATTGTTAGTGGTATATATGACGGCTGTTGATAATCATATTGTTTATGTATATCCAACACCGGAAAACGAAGAACTCATGTTGTATAAAGACAAGGCCAACCAATGTTTTGCTTTTGAACATAAAGAAGTTCCATGTCCAAGTAATCCATTACAAATATCTAAAATACCTGTCCAAGGATAAAGAAAAATATAGTATGTGTAAAAATGGTTATACAATATATAATGAACGTAAAACGCCTTTTATATTCACCTTTAGGAAGAATCATCATATCAATATTGCTAGGTTTAGGACTAGCAACTATTTTTAGAAAAGTATGTAATGATAGAAATTGTTTAACATTTAAAGGGCCTATTTTAGGAGATATTGATGGAAAGATATACAAACATGGTGAAAAGTGTTTTTCTTATACTGCTGTTTCTACGCCTTGTGATAAAAACAAACAAACAATCGATATTTCGTAAATTTATAGAACGTATGCGATAAATATATATTTAGAATTGATATATATTTATATATAGCTAATGTCCACAACAACACGTATTTCGGAATTACCTGATATGACTGCTAATACAGGTCAAATAAATATGCAACCTACAATGCCTGCATTACAAACTATACCACAGCAAAATCCACCAATAAGCACACAACAAGTAGCAAATGAATTTTATGGTCATATTTCTGCACAACCTCAATATCCTCAAAATACTCACGTGGGAGGCGATGAAAATGTTCAATATCAACCGATTAATGCTCACCCTAATCCTTATGGAACACCACAAATTACACCGGAAGGCCCACCTTTCCCAGAAGCATCACCACAACGCAATCAACAAATGCAATATACCGTAGATAATTTACCACAACAAAGTCTTCCAAGCAGAGACATTCCTATGGATACATCAGAATACTTACATGATGAAAGTGTTAGACCCAATCATATTCCAAATGTAAAACTAACATCAGATTACATTCGAGATTATGAAAGAGCTAATGAAGAAGAATTAAAATTACATAGGCAAAAACAATACAGACAAGATAGCACTCAAACTGCTATTGGTGAATTACAAGTACCCATTTTAGTAGCCGTTTTATATTTTATTTTTCAAATACCAATCATAAATACACTCATGCGTAAGTATTTATCATTTGCGAATTTGTATAATGAAGATGGAAATTTCAATATGGTTGGGTTAGTAGCAAAAAGTATTATGTTTGGGTCTTTATTTTATGCAATGCAAACAGTCGCAAATAAAATAAGCAATATATGATTTACTTAAATGCATTCATAATTAGCCCTTTAAGACCTAACGTTTCACCTTTTTTCTTTGCAATAATGAATTAAATATAGACATTTATTTCTTTTCGCATATACCTGTTTTTTTATTTTTGCGAGTTCCTCTTGGACATCTTGATTTCTTATTACATACGCTTAGACGTTTCTTTAATGTTTTTAATTGTTTGTTTAATAGTGCTATTTCTTTATCGCATTTCTTTAAATCAGTTTTGTGGCTTTTCAGAAATCTTTTTCTTTCCTTCATTATTTTACCTTCTTTATCTATTATTTGTTTAACGTATTTTTTCATATCAACTTCTTGTTTTTTTGCAAGTTCAACGTTAGATTTTGCAGTATTGTACTTATATTCGTCCCGTTTGATAGACTCAATAATATACTTTTTACGTTTCTCTTCGTCGTAAATAAACGATGGAATCATACCAACTGTGAATGTACATCTCTGCTTGTTGGCATCAATACAACAATCTAAATTATTATTGATTTCTCCCGACATATATATACTAAATATATTATAAATATTATGTATTAGGAAAAATATTCAGAATTCTATGAATAGAAATATTCAGGAGGATTTGAGAACCATTCGCGATTTTATATTTTAGGAATTCCTAAAATATAAAACAATTCAGAACTACGCTTTTTTCATAAAGAATGATTTAGTAAAGTCTAAAATGGAACTTCCACTTTCAGATTCCTTTTTATCCTCTTTTTCTTCTTTCTTCTTATCTTTCTGTTCTTCCTCTTTCTTAGACTTCTTTGTATTTTTCTTTCCTTTTTTCTTTCGCACATTTTCTGAAGGAACATATTTTAAGAAATATTGTTCAAATTCTTTGGAATTTCTATTAGATTTCAATTCTAAAAATTTGGCTGTTTTTTTAGCACGATTGTTTTCTATGGTCTCTTGATGACCAATACATTTCGGTCCAAAACGTTTTAATAATCCGTTTTGTGCTAAACGATTGCGTTCTTCCAATTCAAATAAATATTTGGCCATACACAAAATACGATCATGGAAATAATAATTGGTACGTACATATAAAAACGCCAAGTAAAAACTCATAATGGTATCAATCGTCGCTACATTAATTTCGGAACCTTCTATTTGAATTGTGTTGTAATTATGGCACGCAATGGGACGATAAATAAATCCAAGAATCTCATTTTTCATACGGATTTCAATATGTTCAGGAATAATTTCACCAATGGCTTCGTGTTTTATCATTTTAATATTTTTGTATCCAGAATCTGTAAGGCGTTCATGAATGACTGTAGCACATTCTTCAGGGTCTTCTGCTAAAACATCGAAATCAGGTATTTTACTAATAAATTGTTTACTTTTCTTGGGCATATTTCTAGAATATAGACTAGCGGCATATCCACCGAAAAAGACAACACCTAAATCAATAAAAGTATCACGAATAATTAAATATAAATTTTCCGATTCATCTTCAGCGTCGTCCATTTTTCTTACAAAATCAACTTTGCTGCAATCATATTTTATTTCCATAGGACGATATTTATTTAATAAATTTAACCGTTTGAGTACTTTTTCCCAACGGCTAATATCTCCAGCAGGACGTGAAAGTTCTAAATACATACCCATACGCAAAAAATTAGCAGGAACATATTTAATACCACCTACTGAAATAGAATCCTTGGACAAAACATTGTATAATTCTTTATGCATCTGTGTAATATCGGCCATAGGAATAAAATTTACATATACTTTGAACGTACCAAAATGGACACCTGATTTTGCTTCTACTTGCTCATAGCCTTCCTTGAAATAAATATCAGTTAATTCTTTTGCATCTTCTAGTGCATTATCACTGTAAAAGTCATAATCTGGTATTTCATATTCCTTATTATAAAATTGCGCATGTTTGGGTAAAATATTATTGATGGCGGTACCACCATAACATAAGTTTTTTTTCTTTTTCAAAAAATTCTCAACAATTTCAATCATTTTTTTAATTTCATCACTGCTTGCTACTTTTTGTCCTGCTATTTTCTCATTGGTATCAACTGCTTGACGAAGTATGGCCAATTCACATTCTTGGAAATTCATAGAATCAGTACATTCACTTGGACGAAACTTCTTTTTGGTTTTTCTATGATTCTTTCTAGGCATTGTATTATATTATTATGCGAAAATATAATACAGTTATTATACAATAAGGTATTTAAGTCTATGAGTTGGCTAAATATTCAATACGTAAATAAGCTGAATTACTACTTTTGAACATATTTTCATAATTGGTTAAATTTGTATCACGTACATAAAAAGCTTGCGCAATTACTTGTGTACCATAATTTTTAATTAAATAATTCGAATCACAATTATACGTATTTTCAAAAAAACCAAGATCAGGAAAAACTATTCTAAATAGATATACAGATGGGTCAGGTGGATTGATAGGCTGAAATGTTAACTCTTTTTGTTGATATGTTCTTATACTACCTACGTTACTTACCATATTAATAACACTTGCTAAACTTATATAATCAAATGTACTATTAATACAACTTGGCGAAGTACTACCATTAGATGAATCAGGAGCAGAACCACATACAGATACATTGTCGAACCCAGGTGAAGACAATTTATCTACAATGACTACAATTTTTCCTAATAAATCAGTCATTTGCGTTTCTAATGTAACAAGAGCAGCTCTTCCAGATTCATCGGAATATTGCCTTTGTCCTAAACCACTAAAAATTAATTTTGCTATTGAACTATATGCATTCACATCATGAGTTTTTATTCGTAAGTGAATAAATAAAGGGTCACGTGGATTTGGACTTGTATCTGTAAATGCATTAGACATTATTGTTGAAAATACACCTGATAAAGATATTGCCGGATTATTAGATGTATATGTTTCATAATCGTTTTTATTTGTAGAATAGGCAACAATAGGAGTTCCATCTTTTATATATACCTCAAAGTCCAAGAACCGACATCCCCTACTCAATAAATATTTTACCATATTTAAATTCATATAACCACCAGTATATGCAGCATTAGAAGCACTTTTAATACAATACTGTCGTAAAGCATTATCAACAGAAGGGTCAAATTCGGCATTGGATATTCCAGAACCCTCTGATTTATTCTCAAGACTAGATAACTGATTGTTTTGAGAACTATTTGGTGTATCATCATATGGTGGTTGTGCTGTATTAGAAGAAACTTTATTATCAACAATAGTTTTATAAATGTAATAAATAGTAATAATTAAAAGGCAACCTATTAAAACATAATCAATACTATTTTTGATTAAATCATTATCAAAAAATCCAGGCATTTATTTATTATATAAAAAGCAGATAAAGTAATTAAGAAAACAAAAATATAGATAGTTATTATATATAAAATATATGCCTGGTGGATTATTAAATATAATTTCTGTAGGAAATGCAAATATTATTTTAACTGGAAATCCTAGTAAAACATTTTTTAAAGTAACTTATTCTAAATATACCAATTTTGGACTTCAAAAGTTTAGATTGGATTTTGATGGTTTACGTGAATTGAAAACAACAGAACCTTCTAAATTCACATTCAAAGTAAAACGATATGGTGATTTATTAATGGACACTTATGTGGTTGTTAATTTACCTGATATATGGAGTCCAATTTGGAGTCCTAGTTCTAATACAAACAATCAATGGTCTCCTTATGATTTTAGATGGATAGAAAATTTAGGTGCACAAATGATTCAAGAAATCGAAATCATAGCAGGGTCTCAGCTTATACAAAAATATTCTGGTCAATATTTGTATGCTATGACGCAAAGAGATTTTTCTAAAGATAAAAAAAATTTGTTTGATGCGATGACGGGAAATGTTCCTGAAATGGTAGCCCCATCCAATAATCCGTTTAGGGTGTTTACTGATCCATATAAATCAAATACATATCCATCTGCTAAATATACGACCAATTCTTCTGGAGCTGAGCCTTCTATCAGAGGTAGAATGTTATATATACCTATAAATACATGGTTTACACTCGATAGTCGGTGTGCATTTCCACTAGTTGCTTTACAATATCAAGAGCTTACCATTAATGTAACTATGCGTGCTATTCAAGATATATTTCAAGTACGTGATGTCTTTAATTATGAAGATGATTTTCCTTATATTAAAATACGACCAGGTGAAGACCAGTTTCAATTGTATAGATTTTTACAAACTCCTCCTTCTGATGATTTATCGAGTTCTAATTATGAAAATCAAAATAATTCATGGAATGCTGATGTACACATCTTGGCTACTTATTGCTTTTTATCTGAAGAAGAAAAAATATCTTTTGCAGCAACAGATCAAGCCTATTTAATAAAAGAAATTCATGAATATGATTTTTTGAATGTTGTTGGTTCACAACGTGTAAAAATAGAAACAACAGGTATGATAGCAGATTGGATGTGGTATTTTCAACGTAATGACGCCTTTTTAAGAAATGAATGGTCAAATTATACAAATTGGCCTTATAAGAACAATATTCCTTCTAATATTGAATTAGATTCAGCAAGTGGACTTTACATTACTGGAGATTATAGCTCAGCAAATCAAAGAAATATTTTACAAACATTTGGTATTTTATTCTCAGGTGATTATCGAGAAGTAGAAATGCCGCAAGGAGTTTATAATTATGTAGAAAAGTATACACAAACACAAGGATTTGCACCTCCTGGACTTTATTGTTATAATTTTTGTTTAAATACCAGCCCTTTTGAGTATCAGCCTTCTGGAGCAGTAAATGCAGGAAGATTTAAAAATATTGAATTTGAATTTACGACTTATTTACCACCAATTGATACTGACGGTGCAACTGTTAATATTGAATGTGATAATGGTTCTGCTATTAATATATCACAAAAACCTGCATGGGCTTTATATGTATATAATTATAATTTACATGTTTTTGAAGAACGATACAACATACTTTCTTTTGTAAATGGAGAATGTGGAATGATGTATACTCGATAAAAAATCTATAATCAATCATAGTAAACAAGTAAATAAGGTTTTCCTAGTTATTTATCATATTCTATTATATATAATAAAATATGAATCAATGGAAAAAAAAATGGACATGTGAAACAGATAAAATGAATAATCTATTAGAAAGAGTAAATAAATTACGTAATGATGTTTCTATAGAAAATCCAAAACATATACCCATATTTGAAAATATTTATATGCGACCTCAAAATTCATCTATTATAGAAGGATTTGGTAATTTAGAAGGATTTATTAGTCCAGGTGAAGATGTTTTTGACGAAATTGAAGAAGAAGTCCAAAAAAAATTATCAGATTCAGATTTTAAGATTCAACAAGGATGGGATAGCAGTTTGGAAACCAAAAATTTTGCATCTGGATATGTGCAATCTCAAATTAATAGTACTTTTAACGATTTAGGTGATTTACAAGATCTATCTATCGGAGGTATAAGTGATGCTGTTAACAACCTTTCAGTACAACAAGAATTAGATACTATTGAAAACATTAAAGATAATTTTAAATTACCTGTTGGAGCTATTAAAAAATCAATTGAAACAATTATTGTATCTATTTATACATTATCAACTATTTTTGGAAATATGATTAAAATTATTGGACAAAATATACAATTAGCAAAATTATATCTTCAACAAATGATTATTCAATTTAATGGAATTCTTCGAGAAGCACTCGAATCTATAGCACGTGTATTAACAAACGAAAAAGCTACTAAGAAAGAAATCGATATTTTTCAAGACCAAACAGGAAAATTTTTAACTATGTTATTAATTTGGTTTTTTGTTTATAATTGGTATTACGTTGTATTTTTTATTCAGGAAGAGGACGATATTCGATATAAATTTAATACACGTGAAATGAAAATAATGAACCCTCTATTGTATGGTGCAATAGGACCAGCCTTCCGTGTTATCGAATTATTTAATAGTTCTATTATGAAAGTTGGAAATTATATTCAAAATAAATTGAAAGTATGGAATGCTTTAATATTTTTTGTTATGTTTTGGATCTTTTTTATTCTTGTGAATATGAATTTCCAAACAAGTATATTAGTTAATTTTTTCAATGCAATTTCTGGTCAATATTCATTTACATTAATAACACTATTTGCAATTGCTGTAATCGCTTATGAATCTTTTACATGGTTTTGGGGAGAACAAAAAGAACAAAAACAAGACGCTGAGGGTAATTGGCAGCCTACTGAAATTCCTACAGGAAATATGCAAATGTTTAAATTATCAAAAGGTCATAGTAGCGGCATTATGGCTGGTGGTTTCTTTATGTTAACATTGTTTTTATTTTTATTTTATATTTTTTGGAATGTGGCTGTAAATATACCTGCAGGTTTATTATTTATAACTACTTATTTATTTATATATACATTTTTGTCGGTTCCATTTTATGAAGGAATGGATGCTGCATTTATTTATAGTAATATTACCGATTCAATTGATTTAGAAAATAATGATTTAACTCAAGAATATTGTAAACCAGAAAATGATCGTTTATTTACTTATCATTGGTGGACTTACTCGTTACCTATATTGATTAAAGAATTTGGTGTTAAAATTGTAAATCGTACTACTTTACATTTATTTGAAATTATTATATTATTAATTTTATTAGGAGGTATTGGTATATATAACAAAGAATGGACAAGTTCATTAGTTGGTAAACCTCAATTAAATCCACTTGCTCCAGGAGGAATGACACAAACATTTGAAAGTTTATTTTTCTGGTTAATATTAATTAATGTATTGATTATAATTATTGTTGGAATGTTTTTGTATAATAAAATTAAAAATATGGAAGAACTGAAAAAAGGAGCATCTAATATTGATAAAGATACAAAATTAAACTTAACTGCTCGTTCCCAAATAGCAAAAATGAATCCAAATATGAATAGTCAGCAGAAAATAAAAAAGCAAAAATCATTTGATGAAACAAAAGAAGACAAAAATAATAAGGATTTGAAAGACATTAAAGAAAAAACAGTGGTAGAAGGAACACCAGAGGAAAAAACACCAGAGGAAAAAACATCAGAGGAAAAAACATCAGAGGGAAGTTTGTTCTCTGGATTTTTCGGAGCGAGCCAAAACAAAAAAAATACAGAAGAACCAGAAGGAGGAGGAGGAAAAAAAATTTAATGAAAACAATATAGAATTTATAAATTATTTACTTTATAAATGTCTTTGGAAGAATTGTATGATTCTATGGATTTTAACGAATCCAATGAAAATAACGAAAAAAAAATATTAGCTATTTGTAAATCTTTCGGTGAAAAATGGAAAGGATTTACTAATGAACAATTGTTAAGTGATGAATATAAAGAAACTTATTTCTATGATTCAGAAAAAGTATTCTCATTATTGGAAAAACATTTTGGTTCTCAAGAAGTTTTAAAAGAACTAGAAAAAATAATCAAAGAAGAACCAGATTCTTTGGATGAAGCAAATGATTATTTGGAATTTTTGGAAAATATTAAAATAGTTAAAAATATTCGTCAATACGAAAACAAATTAACAGACCCAAATTGTGATTTTTCTAAAAAAATGAAAAATTGTTTGCTTTATTTAGAAAAAAAACAAGATGATTTAGATGCATTAACAAAGACAATGGGGGATTTAAACAAATCATTGGAAAAATTAACACAAAGTTTGAAAGAATTAAGTAAAAATAATGAATAAATTTATTATCTCCAATTTTTATATAATGCCTAAGAAGAAGTCTAATCTCACAGCCAAAAAACGTTCTAAGACTACTACTGAATCACCATGGGTGCAACATGTGCGTGCATGCATGAAAAAACATAATTTAACTTACAGACAAGCTGTAACAGACACAGAATGTCGTAATGAATATTACAAAAAACAATTAAAAGAAAAATTAGCAGCTCTTAAGTAAAAATAATGAGTAAACAACATAAAATAGTCATTATAATTCTATATAATGACTAGTGAACCTTTTATTTCCATATGCACCCCCACATTTAATCGACGACCATTTATTGAAACCATGTTTCAATGCTATCGTAATCAAACATATCCAAAATCCAAAATGGAATGGATTATAATAGATGATGGAACCGATAAAATAGAAGACTTAGTAAAAGCCTCTAATATTCAAGAAATCAAATATTTCCCCATAGAAAAAAAAATGAAATTAGGAGCCAAACGCAATCTTATGCATGAAAAAACAAAAGGCTCAATCATTGTCTATATGGACGACGACGATTATTATCCACCTGAACGTGTTTCACATGCAGTGGAAACTCTTGTTAAAAATCCCCATGCCTTATGTGCAGGTTCCAGTGAACTTTACATATATTTTAAACATATAAGCAAAATGTATCAAAGTGGCCCTTTTGGACCTACGCACGCAACAGCCGGTACATTTGCTTTCAGACGTGAATTATTGAATTTTACACGTTATGAAGAAGAAGCCTGTTTAGGAGAAGAACGGGCTTTTCTAAAACAATATACAGTTCCTTTTGTTCAATTAGATCCAATGAAAACTATATTGGTTTTTTCACATAATCACAATACATTTGATAAAAAAAATATGCTAAACAATGAACATCCAGATTTTTTTAAAGAAAGTCCAAGAAAAGTCAAAGAATTTATTAGAAATAATGAAGAAAAACAAATTTTACGATTTTTTTTAAAAGATATTGATGAAAAATTACAAAATTACAATTTAGGGGAATCAATACATAAACCAGATGTACTTAAACAAATTAAAGAAATTGACGAAAAAAGGAAACACAATACTCCTATGAAAGTTATGGTGGAAGTGCCTGGTCAAGGAAAACGTGCCCTTTCTGGAAAAGAAATTGTAGATACTTTATCAAATCAACAAGAAGTTATCAAAAAATTAACAGCACGTGTCCAAGAATTAGAAGGTAAATTGCAAAAAATTAAGTTATTAGCAAATTAATCATTGTAATTTCTTTCCCGTAACCAAACATTTGCTATGTATTTATTTCCTGTTTCAACGGGCATACCTGCATGCAAAGACTTTGGATGACATTTGTTTCCATCTTTTTGTAAAGAATAAAACAAAAGTCCATTATTTTTCTTTGGTATATATTCGCGTCCAAGATTTCCAAATTCTGTACGTCCACCAGTAAAATCCTCATTTAAATATATAATCATAGTTAATACACGTTGACCGCCATTTTTCTCGAATTCCACACATTCTTTTTTATCATCACATGATGCATCGTAATGAGGTTTATAATAACCATTTGGTTCATATTTTACCACTTGCATCTTTTCAGAATTCTCAAAGGGTATATTTGTGATGTTACATACACGCTTTATGATATTCGCAACAACAGGGTCACTTTTGGGTAGCCATGCTGTTTCACTTTTGCGGACGTCGGTCATAAAACCGCTTACTAATCTGCTTTGACTAAACATAGGATTTGCGGTTTTTAATATGTAATCACATTCTTTATCGGAAATGAAATTTTCATACACAACTGGTTCAACATAATCTGCATCTATAGAGCAATACCCCCTTCCTTTGTATTGTACGTTTTTATTTTTAAATCTCATCCAAAGCATTATTAATATTAATAGTAGTATAAATAATATTACCAAAATTATTGTGAAATTTCTAGTAAACATATATATACTAGAAATTTATTTTTTTAATTTATAGAACGGTTGTTTGAAATAATAAACCTGTGACTAAATAAGGGTCGCAATTTGAACTTGGTCTACGGTCTTCAAAATATCCTTTTTCGTTTTTCAAATTTTGATGGCCAATACGCACTGAACATCCTCTATTGGCTACTCCTTTTGAAAATACTGAATAACTAGCTGTTTCGTGTTCACCAGTCATACGTTGTTCATTATTCTTACCATAATGACTCATGTGCAAATCATGTTTATGGGATAGTTTTTCAATGGCCTCATGAATAAATTCGATACCTTTCTTTCCCTCAAACCCTTCACGCATTTTTTTTGTACTATAATTTGCGTGACATCCTGAACCATTCCAATCTCCTTTTACTGGTTTAGGTTCAAAATCAATAACAACATTGTATTTTTCGGCAATACGGAGAAGCAAATAACGAGCCATCCATAAATGGTCTCCTTGTTCTATACCTACACAAGGACCTACTTGAAATTCCCATTGACCTGGAGCGACTTCTGCATTGATTCCACTTATTTTAATTCCAGCAGCAAGACATGCTTCTAAATGGTCTTCGGCCAGTTGTCTACCAAATGCATTATTTGCTCCAGCACTGCAATAATATTGTCCTTGTTTACCTTTTTCATCAAATCCAAAAGGGAGTTTTGTAGTAGGGTTTATCATAAAATATTCTTGTTCTAATCCAAACCAGGGTTCTTCTTCCTTGGCTGAATCAAATTGTTCTTTGGCCCAATGACGATGACTGTTTTCTAAATATTCTCCATTTGGTCTTTGTGTCTCACATAACACCAATTTATGTGGATTTCCTCTTAACGGGTCATTGAAAACCGTGCAAGGAATTAACATAACCTCGGAATCTGAACCTGCTGCTTGTCCTGTAGAACTTCCATCATAATTCCATGAAGTAATATCTTCTTCACTCTGTATAACACGTGTTTTAGAGCGTAATTCATTTTGTCCACCAAGCCAAATGTATTCTGCTAACATTTGTATATACCTTCATAACAAAGTATATTTTACAAATAAAATGATTTATTTGAACTGGGTTCGAACATTCACTCTATCTTCACGAGTTATTTTCTTGGGTATATTTGGTACTTCCATGCGTGTTCGTACATTATGTCTTTCAGTTTGCTTTTCCATAATATATGTACCACAAGGACCACAATGGTCTTCATTGGATAAATCAGCACGTCTGTAAAGTTTGGCGTCATCTAAAAATGACCATCTTCCTAATGCCTTAATATCTGGTTTTGGATAAAATAAATTTCTTAATGTTGGGATTTTTTGAATAAAAGATCGCATCATATATACTATTTAATATATTTAAAAGTTTTCTATTTAATATGTTTATTTAATATTTTATAACTCATCTTCATCTTCAATAATAGCATCTTTTTTTACATTTTTATCTAAAAATCGATACATTCTTTTTACGTCTAATTTTGATATATCGTAACCTTCAAATAAATTTTCTATAAATGTTGTATTTTCAGGCGAAGATAAAAAATCTCCACACTCATAAGATAGAGATATTCGTAATTCTTGAAAAAAAGCTATTAAATCTTTTTTATCCATATTTAATTCAATACATAAATTGTTAAGAAATATTTGATTATTATATTCGGTTGAATATTTTGTTAATACTTTTGTAAATCGAATATCTTCATGATTTGTTTTTTTTAAATTACTAAAAGAATCATGTAATAATTTATTATTATGAAATGTTTTTATTAATGAACTAATTTCATTGAAAATCCATATTTGATTTTGAAATGTAATTCGGTCAATATAATCAGCAAAGCATATATTTTTTAAAAGCTTTATATAAAAAGGTATTTGTATTTTTTTTGGAATATTTTCAATTACGTCAACAATATTTTCATGCCACAAAAGCGCTATAATTGTTCTATCTGTATCATTCATTCTTACATTATGTTGTTCAAATGGTATGTATTTATTGAAAAGAGTTGCGGTTAAACGTTTTGAATCTTCATTAAATGATTTTATTTGAAAAATATTCTTCAAAACTTTTTCATTTAATAAATGACTTTTATTTTTATATAACTGTTCAGTAAAATTTAGTTTACGTAAATCACTTTGAATATATTGTATGAGAATTTCTTTTCTTTCATTGAATTCATTTTCAGGTATCATTTTTCGTAATAAATTTGAAATTTGCACATTTGTTGGATTTTTTAATTCAAATGTATTGCATACTTTCATTAATTCACGTATTTTTTTATCCATATAGTATGTACCAATGCAAATAATTGGATTCAACGTCATATTTTCCAATTTTTGTTTTTGTGTTTTTTTTTGACGTATTAATTTAATAAGTGCGTTTATACCACCTTTATCTCCATTGTTCATTCCATCAATTTCATCCATTACAATAGCTATTTTTTTAACACGTCCATTCATCATGTCCAATACATTTCTGTTTGAGATGTTGTTACTTGTAATATTATCAATAAGTGATTTGTTACGAATGTCTCCGGCATCGTATTTGATAACATCATAATTTAGTTTTTTCAATAAGTTTTCAATAAAAAAAGTTTTTCCACTACCTGGTGAACCATAAATATAAATACCTTTTTTAAAATGTACATCAAAGCATTTTTTCTCAAACGATTCTAATAATTGTGTTATTTCTTCGACAATGTGTTTTCTATTTAATATTTCAGAATAATCCAATATTTCTTCATTATATTTTACTTTTAATGCATTCATATTATAGTATAGTTCTTTATTTTAAGCTGTTTTTTTAATACGAATATTTAAACGAATATTCATATTAAATTTGCGAATGTTTATGTAAATTGAGAGAAATCATTGGTAATCGGCATGAAATTTGAACTTGACCTTGGACATGATTGAGGATAACTATATCCATATCCAGATTGCATAGCTTGTCCATACGCGCCTTGCATAGGTTGACCATAACCAGGTTGACCATAAACAGGTTGCATTGGATAACCATAACCATATTGTGTTCCATATCCATATCCAGGAGTTTGTCCATATCCATATCCAGGTCTATTCTGGATTGCATCAATAAATTGCTGCTGTTGGCGCATGATTTGTTCATTTGTAGCAAGACCTGTGACTCCAGAACCCGCATCTTCCAGTAATCCTGTTGTAGAATTTATCAAATTATTACCTAATCCAGTAACATCACCACTTACTCCTGTTACAATATCTGCTGCTCCTTGACCTAATCCAGCAACTCCTTGGCCTAATCCACCTGCTAAGTCACCAACGGTATCACCTAATTCTCCTACAATATTTCCAACTCCACCAACTGTTGCATCAAGGGCTCCACCTACTGTATCTAAAGCTTTCTCACCCACACGTCCAGTTGTTCTTACACCTGTTTCACCTAATTCTCCCGCAGCTTTGGCTGTATCACTCACAGCTCCTCCTAAAGAACCTGCCCACGAAGAAGAAGGAGATCCAGAAATATCACTAGGTTCGTATTTTTTACCTGTACAATCGACTATTTCACCGTTACTATTAATCGATAATGTACAATTATCAGGTGATACAACAGGACATGGTGGACATCCAGGGCATACAGGAGGAACAATTTCGGATTTTAATATGTAATTAGGATTGTTACATGGTTGATTCATAGAATCGTCTTCTGTACCTGTTGGGCAAGTATAAGTCACAGGATTTGCATATTGTGTATTGCATGATGTTCCAGATGACCCACTTGAACCAGAACCACTTGAATCAGAACCACTTGAACCAGAACCACTAGAATCAGAACCACTTGAACCAGAACCATCAGAACCATTTCCAGAAACAGTTACTTCATTACCACTTCCTGTTGTAATGGTAATCGATCCACTGTCGTAATCGGCATTCTCTAAAGTCATAGGCATAACATTTGCAGATTGGATTTTGTAAATACTGGAATCACTATCTGTTCCTTCATTTGTTTTTTGAATAAGTGATACAATTACTTGACTACCTGAAATTATAGTTCCTAAAACTAATACTGTATTCTTCTGTTGGAAAGAGACTCCACCTTTATAATCATTACTCATTGTAAATGGGTCAGGTCCAACAATGATACCTGCTTCATCATTATAATATACCACAGGCTGACTTCCGTTAGCTGCCTGAATTACATATAATCCAGAATATTGAGTACCATTCACTGTAACTGTTGAATTACCGCTGCTAGATATTTCAGTAACATTTCCTGTCGAAGATGTAGAAGAATTTGTAATAGAAATAATATTTCCTTGTAGTGATGATTCGGAAGAAGCATTTAGAACATATGATTTTCGGTTGTTTTCACCATCATTCAATTGGAAGTTTTTAAATACTTGTAAAACTTTATTGTTAGTATTATCTAATACAATAACTAATGTTGAATAAGTATAAGGTACATATGCGATACTGTAATTAATAGCATTAAAAGTTGTTGTATAAGTCCATGGTGCTGAGGCAGATTGAAATGAAGTACTAGAAGCTTCATTTGAGGTACTACCTCCACCAGTTCTTTCTAAAAGAGCATATGTACTATCATCATTACTATTTGGTATTATTAAGCTACCTGTAGTAGAATCAAAGTAAACAGAAATACCTTCATCAACTGTGTAAACAATATCTAAATCATCGGCGGAGGTATATGCTGTATATTGTATTGTGTTTGCTAGTTGAAAATCACTACTTACACTACTCCCAGGACTCATACCTTCCATAAGTTTATCTGTAGCACTACCAAACAACATAGCAAATACTAAAACTAATAATAACAATACAAATAATAAAAAAGGTGTTAATTTAAATCCCTTCATTTTAATTATATTATATTCTATATCTCGAAAATATATGTGATGTTTATTATAAAATTGATATTTCAACTAAAGTCTAATTTTTATAAAACACATGTTATCCACTTGTTATAATGAATCAAATACATTTGAAATTGGTATTGATGAAGCAGGACGAGGACCCTTATTTGGAAGGTTGTACGTAGCAGCAACCGTTTTACCTAAAGGTGGAGACTTTCATCACGATTGGATGAAAGATTCAAAAAAATTCCATTCTAAAAAGAAAATAAAAGAAGTATGTGAATATATTAAATCTAATGCGTTAGCGTGGTCAGTTCAATATATTGAACATGATGTTATCGACTCTGTAAATATTAGAAATGCCGTACATCAAGGGATGCATAATGCCGTTAAAGATATTTTATCTAAACCTCCATACAATCATCAAAACACCTTTCTTTTAATTGATGGAAATCATTTTAAACCATATTGTGTATATGATGAAACATCAGAACAATTGAAAAGTATACCCTTTGAGACCATTGAAGGAGGAGATAATAAATATACATCTATAGCAGCTGCGTCTATTTTGGCTAAAGTAGCCAGGGATGAATATATTGAAAATTTATGCGAAACATATCCTCAATTAGAAGAGCGTTATAAAATCGGAAAAAATAAAGGTTACGGAACAAGAGACCATTTACAAGGAATTTGTGAATATGGTATATCACAATGGCATAGAAAAACATATGGGCAATGTAGAGATGCTGTAGTCAATACTATTTAGTAACATATAAATACAGAATAATAAGCATGTTTTTTTATGGTACGTATATATAGAATGTCTTTTACACGATTTCATGATGATGAAGTAAGAATACAAAAACAATTAGAACAACAAACATTTATAGGAAGATATCAACTGGATGTACCAGGTATGGGTTCATCAATGCCTTTCCAAGATGACGCACAATTGCGATTGCAACAATGGGGAGCAAATTTACGTACAAATACTGTTAATTTAGAAAGTGATTTAATGGGTATAACAAGACCTTTAAATCGTGATGATGTAAATGAAAACAATTATGTTGGTAAAGTCGATTCTTCAGCCATTTCTTATCCTAGTCAACAACCTTATGTCCAAGAAAGTAGAGCATCTCATCCAGCTTGGATGTATAGAGACTTGGAGCATCCTATTTGGGAACAACCTATTGTAAATCCTCAAGCCAATTTGGAAAAACCTTTTCACGATAATATTCAAACGCGTATTTTAGAAAAAGATTATTACAAACCAAGATTGTCTGTTCCTACACAAACAAATACACACGATCCTTTATCCATTGATTATTATTTAAATAAAAAATAAAGTATATACAATTTTATTATGTCTATTGTATATATTAATAGATATTAAATATGGAATTAGCAATACCAGCAGTAGCTTTGGGGGGATTATATTTAATTTCTCAACAACAAAACAACAATAATAACAGAGAAGGTATGGTTGGTTATAAAGATTTACCAAATACAAATACACGCAATGTAAATTATCCAACATCCAGACCTAGAGAAAATCCAGAACTTACAATGACCGAAAAACTAACCCATGATAACAAATATTCAGGTACTGCTTATCAAGATACTTTTTTCAATCAAAAAGGTTTAATTGCCGGAACAACAGCATTAGATGAATATAGGGGCAATGTAGATGCAATTCAATCCACCAATGATCAAACATATACTTCATTAACTGGCCAACAAGTAGAAAGTGATTATTTTTCACACAATAATATGGTTCCTTTTTTCGGAAGTAAAAATACTGCACGCACTGTTGAACAAAATAGTGAATCCGTTTTGGATAATTATTTAGGAAAAGGTTCGCAATTTATTGAGAAAAAGGAACAAGCACCATTATTTGCACCTAATGAAAACTATCAATGGGCTTACGGTACACCCAGTCATAGTGAATTTTTACAATCTCGTGTTAACACTGTTAACAAAATGTCTAATGTATTGCCTTTTCAACAAGAAACAGTCGCACCAGGTGTGGGTTTAGGATATGGAACAGAGGGTGCTGCTGGTTATAACTCGGGTATGTTAAATCGTGAATCATGGATGCCCAAAACGGTCGATGAATTACGTGTAAAAACAAACAAAAAGTCAAGTGGATATGGATTACTTGGACATGAAGGTCCAGCAGACAGTAGAGTCAAAGAAATGGGTTCAATTGGTAAAATGGAAAAACACCGTCCTGATACATGTTTCGATTTGGGACAAGACCGTTTGTTAACAACTACCGGTATTGAAAAAGGAGTCACTTTAAGACCTATACAAGAAGATAGATATACAAATCGTCCTGAAACAACTACTTCTTATACAGGTATTGCTGGTGCTGAAAATTCCGGTATAGTCACTGAAGGTGAATATATGCCTTCAAAACGTATTGATTTAGGCGAAGTTCCATTGTCTGGGGCTTATGCAGAAGGTAAAGGAGACCCAAGAGCAGGAGATTATGGATTAAAATCACAAATGGTATATAAAAATAATCGCAGTGAAAACATCCAAAACGATTATTTTGGGGCTGTGGGCGGAGCTATTGGTGCCGTTGTATCACCTATTTTGGACGTTTTGCGTCCTTCAAGAAAGGAAAACACAGTAGGCACTTTGAGACCTTATCAAAATGCCGGTACAACTGTTTCGAATTCCTATGTATTTAATCCTTCAGATAGACCAGGTCCTACTATTCGTGAAACAACGGAACGAAGTAAATTTCATATGAATTCTGGTACTTCAACATTTAATAAAGGAGGATATACTGTGGCCAATCCAAGACCTGTATTAAATAATCGTATGAATCAGTCGGATTACTTTTATGCTGGAAATGCATCTGCCGCTGATGGTACATTGGAACCACGTGTTTATGATGCTGAATATAGACAGCGAAACAATGATGTGAAGGCGTCCACCATTAATGGTCGATTGGTTCCTGGTCACATGTCGACGTTTAATCATGATATTGGAAAGGAAAAATATCGTGATAAAACAGTTGGTTCATGTGATATTCGCGCCCCTGTTCCTGTAATTACAAGACAACCACCCGGAATGGAAACAATGGGTAAATTACAAGGAAAACAAAAGTTGTATTCTGGAATTCAACAAGATAGGAGCAATAAAGATATTTTAGAATCATTAAAAGGAAATCCTTATGCGCTTTCTATTAATTAAATATTTTTTTACATTTATTTTTTTAAAAATAAATATAATAATTAGTATAATTAAATGCCTTTTTTTGAAGATAAGAAAATTTTATTGATACATATTCCAAAAACGGGTGGTACAAGTGTTGAGAAATATTTTTCAAAAAAATTTAAACAGCCATTAAATGCAGATTCATTGTATTTTGGTTATTATGCAGATAAAATTCAGGGTGAATTGGATAAACATCGACGTTTATGGAAACAAAAATTACCAATGGTTCGAAATAAACAAAATCAGCGTAAAAATTTCATAGATTATCAATCATTTATTGTTGATAATGATGAAATAGATAAAGTAAATCGAGAATCGTTATATGAATTCAAGTATTTTAAAAAAATTCGTTTAGCAAGTGAATTAAAGCATTCTTTACAACATTTAACTTGGACAGAAATGCAGAAACATAAAGAAATATTGTGGGATAACAAAGAACATCATTGTTGTTTATCAGATAATCCTTATGATAGAAATGAATACGAAATAATAACCATTGTTCGAAATCCATATGATCGAATCATTTCTGAATTATTATTTCGAAGAATTATTAATAATGATATTATTTATCGCCCAAATGCCGTGTATGCTAAAATAAAAAAATTCTTGGACAAAGAAGACGATAGTTTCGATAATCATAGACTTCCTCAATATAAATATATTGTTGATGAAAAAGGGCATTTATTAGAAAATATTACAATATTACGTACAGAATCTTTAAATGAAGATATGCATCGTATTGGATACACTGATTTTAATCATTATTTTCAAGTGTCTAAATGTAATTTTCAAGATGGAATCACAAAATATAGCAATGCTTTGAATTATGATTCGATTAAACTAATTAATGAATATTATAAACGAGATTTTGAAATATTTAATTATCCATATTTACCATGTGAACCAAAAAATATTCATTGTCCGCAATGCAATAGTGGGGAATTCTGTATGTTACATTCTTAAATTGTAAATAATCGATTCATAATTATTGATTCTTTATTTTCTTCTGGTTTCGTAAATAACTGATGCAACATAGTATTGTCTCGAAATCGAATGGTATACTCTTGTTGCATATTGTTACGTCCAATACGTCCTAATGCTTGAATCGTTTTTTGTTGCGTCATTTGTAATAAATCTTTTCCAATATATCCATGTGTAAATTGATAGTTGGTTCCATAAATATAATCTGAAGACGCCAAAATCAAATACAAACGTTGTTCGTAAGCCAATTTTTTCATAATTTCCATATATCGTGGATTTGCTGTATTTTCGTCTGTAAACACACCAATTCCTAATAACAATAATATTTTCTTGTTATTATCTACATCTAAGGCCATAATTTTACAAACATCGTCTTCATCAATATTTGGACTGTATGGACCTGTGTTATACTCTCCTGTCCATGTTCGTTGGTGAGACTGCGTGTTGGGAATATAGACGTCGTCCATATTTACCATTACTATTTGCATTCGTAATGATTCGATTTGTTGATAAAGTTTTCGAATTTCAGGACTCTGTTTTTCGTCATCACGATTCATTTTTTTATCATTCTTTTTTCCTTGGCCTTTTTCCACACTATTTGTGCTTGTCTCTTGCAAATATTCAAGTTTATTTTCAAGTTCTGTTAACTGTTTTTGTATAACTGTATTCGATTCCACACGTTGATATATGGATTCAAATATACGTTCTGGAATATTTGATTGCATTAAATAAAACTTTCCCAAATTTTCTACATTATTTGTTAAATATATTGTAGGACCGTCTGTTAATGTATGTGCATCAGTGGTTGTTATATTTAACCCCAATATATTTTTAGGACCTTTTACTGAACCATTGCTCATTGTTTGTACACTTTGAATACGCGTCAAATGTCCTCCACCCATTGTTTTCTGTTCTTGAAGACTTTGAGTGCGCTGAATTCTCTCTATATGCTCAAATTTCGATTTTTGATTTAAAGCTAAATCATTGTATATTGTTGGCCATTTTTCAATGGAAACATATTTCAATAAATGTAAATAATATTGTTTAAGACTGTTCATTGTAATATCCTTAATACCATTTTCAAAATAATCTTCCATCTTTAAGTGTGTTTCAACACTGTTTGTTTCATGAACCTTGTTGATAAATTTAATGATTTCTTGTAAATCAAAATAACGCAACAACGATTTATTATCTACACAATGTTGTACACATTTTTGTAATTCATTATAGTCTTCGTATAACAAATGTGGAACAACGGCTTTACATTTTTCATCAAGCAATGATATGGACTTTTTACAGTCAAAACTGGAAATATCGATTACAATAGAATTTGGAAATTTCATTTGAAACGATTGTAATGCTTCTCCTATTTCATGTTGCTTAGGTAATGTAGCACAAGATAGCACAAGTTTCGATATTTTATTTTCTTTCCACGTCTTTTGTATTAAATCATGTAAAGGATGTTCATCATAATCCATAGATATTGTTGGTTCATCCCAATAAGTAATAATGTCGCAGTCTTTTTCAATTTGTATTTTTCTACTATTTAATACTGATTTTTTATACATTAATCTCTCTTTTGATTCTGAATCTTCCACTTCCATTAGAGAATCGATTTCTGCTATACTTTCATCAATTTCTTCATTTACACAATGATTTGGACTAAACGCCATCATATATTGCATAGCAATTAAGTATGATTTAATATCACAAATCATAATTTCTACTTTATCACCCACTGTATTGTCTACTTTTCCTATCCCTCCACTTCGCTTGTTTACTGAATATTCAGAAGCGGCATAATAATGCAATCGAATATCATCAACAGTTTCACAACCAAAGGCTATAGCAATACGTTTTCCCAAACATACCGCTGATTTTGCTAATGCTAGACCAACATGTCTAGCTGCACATATAAATATAATACGAAATCCTTCTGATAATCCCAAAGGGGTTAATGTTTTACCAGTACCAGTGGGTGCAGTATATAAAACTATTCTTGGTGAAACACTTGATTGTCCAGTTAATTTGTTTGTTTTTTCATCGTATTCATTAGTTGTAGTATAATGAAACGTTTTATAAATATCCTTTTGGTGTTGATAGAGGGTAATGTCTTGATATTTTAAAATAGACGGATTTTTTTCAATAAACGTATAAGCCTGATTAATGACGTCTTGCATTTTCACTTTGGGTAATATGAGAGCAATTATCTTGTCTATAAAATCAAGAACATATTTATTTACATCATTTATATGGGCTTTTCTTATTTGTATGATTGTATATAAATAAAAGGCATATTTATCCGAAGAATTATGCATGTATTTAAATAATAAAGTAATATTATCCAATAATATATACTCAATAATGATACCTTTTTTTCCTTCCAATCGACCGTTCATATTATTAATACGCATAATATGAGCCTTTTTAAGAACGATTTTTTTGGCTTCGTTTGGAGGTTTATATTCGAATTCTTTTAATGGATATTTTTTTATTGTTTTTATTATCATTTCTTCAAAATAAGTTTTATAGAAATATTCATGTATTCCAGGAGTACATGCTTCTAATTTCATTACATGAAGTAAAGATAAACTATTGTTTACGGATATATTTATGTTGTTGTATCCATTTACAATAAGCTGTAAAATTTTTTTTTCACTGTCTGGAAAGGGAACTTCTATGTTCAACCATTCCGATTTCGATAGTTTTTTCTGTGTTAAGTCCATTATGTTTTATACTACAAGAACATAATGTTTATATAAATTCAATTTTATCAAATATTTACTTAATCTTTTTTTGTAATTATTATATTTTTGAAGGCAATTTGAGTTCCTTGCCTTTCATTTTTAAACGTTAAAATATGTTCACCTGAAGAAGATATATGTACTGGTGGTGTTGTGATTTGTGTCCATGAAGGTGTCGCATTTATATTTACTGTAGAAGGATTATTATCTTTATCTAATTTTATAGTTATTGCATCACTGTTAGTACTTATAGCATCAAATGATAAAGTATATTTTCCTTTATTTAAATTTACAGTTGTAAATATATCCATATTTGACTGTAATACAGCACTTTGTTGGTTACCTTCAGATGATTCGTTTAAATTAAACATAGACATAGGAGCAGGTTGAGATACAATAGTATTGTTACTTTTATTAATAATAACACCATTTACTGTATTCCAATTAGCATTTACTGGTCCTCTTGTATAAGTATTTGTTTCTCCATCGACAACTGGCGATGAAAAATCAGAACCTTCTACTTTATATGTGCAATTAAAATTTGTGGCTGTTGTTTGATAATCTGTTATTTTTTTCGATAAGTCTTCAAAGGAATTTTTTAAATCATTACAACAATTACTATTAGCATTAGAGATTATATTACCAGTTGTTGATGACCCGCCACTGCTAGTCATAGAGCCACTATCACCGCTACTTGTTAATCCAAATTTATCAGCAACCGCTCCTAAATCACCAATTGTTAAAGTATAATTATTACCATCTGATGTATTTCCTTCTCTAACTTTTCTATGCAAAATAAATTCCAACGATATATAAACAACCAAAGTAAATAATAAACCGTGGATAAAAACCGATTTCACTGAACCTTTTTTACCTAATGTAAAAAATATACCAGGTGTAAATATAACAAATAAACACAATATATATAATAAAGTTAACAAATTCATACTATAATATTTGAATATATTAAAATATTGTTATAATATAATTAATGTCTTTGTTATCTAAATTATTTCATTATGTTTTACTGTCGGTTTCTAAATATAAAATAGATGAGTCACATGGACTAAGTCATGCAATGGATATTTTAACTCAGGCAAATACTATTTACGAACATGAACAACTTTATTATCCACATTTAAAAAAAGATGAAAAAATTATTTATGTTTCTTCCATTTTACATGATATGTGCGACAAAAAATATATGAACCAAGATAAAGGATTGGACGACATAAATAACTATTTATTAAATTTGAAAGACAACGATCAATATGTAATTAATCATAATGAGTCAAATATAATAAAAGAAATTGTTTCTACTATGTCTTATTCTACAGTCAAGAAAAATGGTTTTCCTCAACTTGGACAATACCAAATGGCCTATAATATTGTACGCGAAGCAGACTTATTATGCGCCTATGATTTTGATAGATGTATGATATATCAAATGTATCAGAAAAATTATTCAATTGAAAATGCTTACGACGATGCGGTAACCTTGTTCGACAATCGTATGTTCAAACACTACGATGATGGACTTTTTTTAACACAATATACCCAAAAGAATTATATGAACTACGAAAATAAAGCAAAATTACGAATGAATCATTGGAAAAGAATATTAAGCAAAAAGTTATAAAGACGTTTTTATATAAATCTATAAATGGGTTTATATAAATTACCAGATGATTTGCTACGTATTATTTATGAATACGATGATACATATAAAACGTTTTACAAATCATGCATAAATGAATTGAAATTTTTACATAAAATTTTTCCAATGAAAGGATACAATTTTTTTTTCCCACATAATGGAATTATAATAAAATCGTTTATACCTATATCTAAATTATCAAAATTTCACAATCATATTTTTAGTATATGCAAACGTAGACAATCGTTGCGAAGTTATAAAAACTACAAATATTTTGGTGCATTATGAAGAACCCCTTTAGGTCTATATTTCAAAATGTCGATAATATTTGATGTTGTTGGAAATTCATTTTTTCCATAAATGTCCTGCAATAACAACCATTCAAACAACCCGCCGGTATATATATAAATATTATTAAAACCAATTTCTGTAAGCTGTTTGTATTTTTTATCGACACTCACATCACAAGAATTTGAACCATATATTATTATTTTTATATTAAATTTTTGTTCTTTAATATAATTATCAAAAATGTAAATTTCGTTTTGGATGGACAACGTATTTTTAATTAAACATTCTTGATTCTCAGGAGTCAATGTATTAATAATATGATATTGTTCCGGATTTTTTAATACATATAAAATATCTTCATATCCTATTTTAATTATTTTAGTTTCATATTGAAACCAAGTAAACATTTATACATTGAACACATGTTATATTTATCCTTTTTACGAAATTATTTAATCAACCGATGCATTATCTGGAATGTTGTTATCAAAATCAACAGTACTTGAAGTACGGATTCCATTCCCAGATATATCAATCGATACATTAATTTCGTTTCCTGAAGGATCGTTATAAATATTTTGAATATCGCGCCAAAAAGTATCTGAAAAAAGGTCAATTGAATTCGTAGTACCATCATTAAAAAAATTATACATATTTGCATTAGGTCGTGGATTTTCACGTAATTGTCTTCTACATGTTGGACATGTGTTATTTCGCTGTAACCATCGTAATAAGTTGGATTTTAAAAAAACATGTCCACATGCATTAATTTCGCACAACTCATCACCATTATTATATTCTTGCAATGAAATTGGGCATCTTGTTTCGTTTAATGAAGATGATATTTCTTCTGAAAAAGTAAATGTACGTACAATAGTATTTATTTCTTGTTCCGAAATGGACGATGGAGTAGTTGTTCTCATAGGTGGTCTAAAATTTGAATATGTAAAAAATGGTCCTTGCGTTGGAATGCGATTATATGCACGTTGTGAAGATTGCATCATAATCCATCTAAATAATTGTCCATTGGAATATACCATAGTTGCTAATAAACCCATATTCCTTTGATATTCATTCATATTATTATCATAATCTTGAATTAAATTACTAATAGTCTCTAATTGTCTATTTACATAGCGCAAAGATTGATTATTTTCACTTATATTTTGATTATAAACATTTCTATTTCTGTTTGCTGTTTGATTTCTTCGTTGATTGTTTTGCCTATTTTGTCTATTAGGTGTATTTAAATTACCCATAACATTTAAAAACATATCATCTATTCTTTGATCCATATAATAGAATATAAAGATAATTATCTATGTATTTTTATTTACTAAAAGACATTTATGTCTCAAAATGTTGAAAAGGGGTTAACAGGATTAATGAATTTAGGTAATACATGTTTTCTGAATTCGTGTGTACAAGCACTAAGTCATACGTATGAATTAACCGATTTTATAGAATCAGAAAAATACAAAAAGAATTTAAAAGATAAAGATACAAATATAATTATTAATGAATGGAATGATTTAAGAACAGTAATGTGGTCAAAAAATGGAATCGTTTCTCCAAAACGGTTTGTTCACAATATACAAACCATTGCTGCTGAGAAAAATCGTGATTTATTTACAGGTTTTGCACAAAATGATTTACCTGAGTTTTTATTGTTTTTAATAGAATGTATGCACAATAGTATTTCCAGAAATGTAAAAATGAATATTAAAGGGAGTATAAAGAATAGTTTAGACAAACTTGCTACTTCATGTTACAAAATGTTACAGAAAATTTATTCGAAGGAATATTCTGAAATCATGGAAATGTTTTATGGAATTTCCGTTTCAGAATTATCTTATTTAGACAAAGACGAAATTATTTCATATACACCTGAAAGTTTTTTTATTTTAGATTTAGAAATACCAATACCGAATGCATCTATTTATGATTGTTTGAATTCTTTTACACAATATGAAATTTTAGATGGAGATAATGCGTGGTATAATGAAAAAACAAAGAAAAAACATGGGGTTAAAAAAAGAATAACGTTTTGGTCCTTTCCAAAAATATTAATTATTACTTTTAAGCGATTTTCTATAGATGGTCAACGAAAAAGGCAAGATTTAATTACTTTTCCGTTAAATGAATTGGTGTTGTCTAATTATGTAAGTGGTTATAATGCTTCCCAATATGTATACGACTTATACGGAGTTTGTAATCATAGTGGAGGTCCACAAGGGGGGCACTATACTGCATTTGTAAAAACGAAAAAACAGTGGTGTTTGTTTGATGATTCAAATGTTAAGCAAAGAGTGGATGAAAGTAAAATAATTACACCGAAAGCATATTGTTTGTTTTACAGAAAACGATAAATTATTTAGCAATAATGTTCAATAATTTATAGCAAAATACAAGCAGAAATATATCTATTTCCTATATACAAGAATAATTAATATGGGAAATTTATTTTCAAGTTCAAATAACTCGACGCCAGCTCCGTCGGCATCATATACAGTAACTCCTACTAACACATCGAATGATAGCAATAATGATGGTGTGGACGATAGTAACCAATGTTCCAACAATGATGGTAGTGTATCTCCAGCAGGACCAAAAGTATTTAGAAGTGATGATTCCGACCTTTGTTTAGATGTTGTTTTTAATAGTACTGTTTATACTGTATTGTTTTGGATTTTAATTATCTTTTTATTTTATTTACTAATAAAAGCAATATATAGAAACAAAGGTAGTACAAATGAAACAAATGGACAAGCAAGTTACAGTAGAACTATAGATATTATTTTATGTTTTTTGCTATTCGCAGCAATATTTTCTACTTATTTTAATTTACCAGATAATGAAAAAGAAAATTTCTTTGGCTATTCATTACAGTGGTTAGAAGATTTCTTTGGTAGTGTTTGGGGATTGTTTCAATTAATATGGTTTACTATTATCTTTTTTGCTTTAGTTTATATCTTACGAGTACCAATGACTCCTGATGTTAAACCAATAATAGTACGCTTTGTAGAAACTAAAATATGGATTGTTTATTTGATTTTCGCAATTGTTTTATTTTTCCAATATTTTCTGAATGTACCCGTGTTAAAATTTGTTTTTGATAACAGTGTTATGAATTATTTTAAAACTGTACAACCTTATGATGAAGAAAAAGCGGAAGAATGTGGTATAGACTTAGATGAAGAATTAACTTCATCACCCGGTATTTCTCCATGTACATCCGATAAGCAGGTTTTCAATGTAGGCAACAATCTTTATACATATGAAGAAGCCCAAAAAGTATGTAGCGCATTCGATGCTTCTTTAGCAACATATGACCAAATTGAAAATGCTTACAATACAGGCGCTGAATGGTGTAATTATGGATGGTCACAAGGACAAATGGCTTTCTTTCCAACTCAGAAAAATACTTGGGAACAATTGCAAAACAATCCAAGAACAAAACAAATTTGTGGAAGACCTGGAATCAATGGAGGATATATGAAAAATCCTTATATTCGATTTGGAGCCAATTGTTATGGAATAAAACCTAAACAACCAGACAATTGGACACCTACATCTTATGTTACAGAGTGTAAGACCAAAAAGGATGATATTAAAGAAAAGATTCGTGAATCTGCTGTTATAAATAGTTTTAATACTAAAAAATGGTCAAGATATTAATTTAGACATTATACCAGTGAAGAGACCATGATTTTTATATAATGGTAATTTATAATGGATAGCCAATTACCAAAAATAAATGTATTAAACAATTCTATTTTATCAAGCAAAAGTGCTATGCCTTTGAAAGAATTAAATAGCGATTCTAGTTTTTACCAAATGAGTCGGATTAAATATGCACGTACAAAAGAAAATATTGATGAAACGCAAATTATTCAACAAAATGCTCAAAAAAAATGGTATGGGTCTAATGACCGTTCTAATATAGCCAAATCAAATTATTTTAATAGACGTGTTAATTTTCCAGTTCAATTTAATATTGACCAAAAACCTATTTCAAATACAAATAATTACAATCAGAATAATGTACAACACCGTTTAGGAAGAACGCGTGCAGGTGGTGCAATTGTACCTATGAAAGTTACACAAAAATACAAAATGTAATTTATATGCGTATAAAATGCATATAAATACTTACATATATACTTCATTAATGATATTATATATTTTATTGCAATTATTTGTTATTCTTTTTAATAAAACAACATGTATTAACAAAAAAATTTATTTTGAAGTAGGAAATAATTATCAATTGGAGTTAAATGTATCTAATATTGATGTTGTACAAAAAACATATGATAAACCAAATGGAGATTGTGCATTAATACCGAAAAATCGATTGCCGAAACATCAGGCACCATAAATATATTTTATAAACCATATTAAAAATATATTTTGATGTATTTCTATTATGTCTGAACCTATTGAGTCAAAACCAGAAGAAGTTATTGAGTCAAAACCAGAAGATGAATTTGAGCATATTAACGAAACTATTGTTGGATATACAGGAGATAGTGATGATGATGTAAGTGATGATGATGTAAATGAAGAAATCGACGATGAAGAAAGCGAAGAAATGGATGATGAAACGCGAGAGAAACAAAAACAAACGTTGTTGAAATTGAGAGAGTTTATGGCGTCTATGGAACCTCAATGGAAAGTGAAAGATTTTATCAACATCCAAAAGGGTGGTACTTTTTTCTATGTTTTTTTGCTAATGGTTTTGTTTCAGAATTTTAATATTACAGCATGTGTTTATTTGTCTCTTCATGGAACATATGGAGCATTGTGGTTATTGAAAGATAAAATTTTTCCAGATAAACAATGGGAAGTACGTATTGAACTTCATCAAGCGTGTATTACTGTAGTTCCTTTTTTATTGAGTTATTGGGTCTCTCCATTATTGATTATTAAAAATCATGTGCAAGTCGACAATTTTAGAATTATGTTGGCTATTAACAGTCATACAATTGGATGTGTAATGATGATGGCTTCCGATACTCAAAAATATTTTCAATTGAAAGAAGGTAGAGAACTAATTACGGATGGCTGGTTTGCTACTTCACGAAATATTAATTATTTGGGTGAAATGATGATTTATTTTCCATATGCATTGCTTGGAAATTCAATTTGGCCTTATATCATTTTGTTTATTTATTGGACAACTGTATTTTATCAAAATATGAAAAAAAAAGACATGTCTATTAAAGCCAAAGAAGGAGGTCTCGAGTATATTAAAAATACGAATTTATTGTTACCATACGGAGATGAAGAAGAAATAAATAAATTTATTTTATATCATTATCAAATTCATACATTTCATTATATTATTATTTCACTATTTACATTTGTTTCTGTATATGCAACACTTAGTTACTTTTTTTCTTAGTTTCTTTTTTATCTCTCTTTTTTTTTGTTTTGGGTGGTTTCTTTTTTGATTCCACTTCTACTTTTTGTAAAAGACTATCAAACAAACCATCATCTACAACAAAATCAGATTCAGTAATAATGGTTTCTTCGATCGGTTGTTGTTCTTGTAAAGTAAATAATGGAATTGCTAAATGTTCGAATTTTGAAAATTGATTATTTTGATTTCCATAAAATTCATCATAATTGTATAAAGAATTTTGATGATGGTCTAAATTATTTTTAACTGAATATGCACATTTTCCATTTACACAATATATAGCATTTTCTCTAATTTTCAACATATATATTATTTATTGTTTTTATATGTTCGCTTTATTTCATTTGTTACTTTTACTTCGCGTTGTTCTTTCAAATATTGAATCACATTCTCAATTTGATTGGGGTCAGTAATAATTTTCCCTAAATGTTCTTCTAAAAAAGAGAAGGTCAAAGGAGAATAATCTTTTTTTTCATGTAATTTCAAATCGCCATCGTGAATTGTTATTTTTTTATTGGAATTTCCGGTTTTTTCTAAATATTCGCAAATAGAATTGTTTAATTCATTTTTTTCTTCACGCAATATTTTGGTTTTTTCATTAATCATTTTTAATTGAGAATCCAAAAGGACCCATCTTTTTACTTTGGAAGCAAAATCTTCTTTTACAACTAATTGATTCATTTGTATTTTTATTACAAATGAATTTGTTTATTTTTTATTGAAAAGGCGTAGATACATAAAATCCGCCTAAATTATTTAATACACAAATTAACAAATATAAATTTACACCAATAATAAAAGTAATAATAACAATGTATATACATATGAACAAAATATATGGGTACATTTCATTATAAATACTATTTCGCATTGGTTGAATAATATTTCCAAAATCTTTTTTTAATTCTTCGCTGTGAATAAAGTCAATAATTCTATCTTTGAGTGTTTTCATACTTGTATTAAAATGCAAAAAAAATGAATTCATTTTACCGAGTCATGTGACTTTATATTCAAGTGCGCTGTATATTTGAACTATTATAACCAATGCCGCATACAACAGAAACAAATTATAATGAATAAATATTCATTTTTAAATAACTTTATTAAAAATTATTTTTACCAGATTATAATATATGTTGTTTAAAAATACAGTTTTTCAATTAGATTTTCGTTATGAACTTTCTTATATATTGGTCCCTTTAAGTGTTTTATTATATATTTACGTACCAGCTATGAAACCAATTTTCATGTATCATATGGTATGTGTTGCTATTATTGGAACAATAGATACATTACTAAAGGATAAAAATGGTATTGCTATGAAAATCGCAAGTATTATTTTACATTTATTGTTGTTGTTTGTGCTATATGATTTTAATACATATGAAAACAATAATTTAATATCTATTTTTTTGTTGATTGTAGCAAATCTTATTATTTATTTTTTGCCTTATTGGCCTTATGAATTGTCTAAAATGGACGTTGTTTATTTATATAATTTTATTTATTTTGTATTATTTTGTTTATTTTATTTTTCGCGTAAAGTAAATGAGTTAAAATTATCATAAAAAGAATATACATGAGTAGTATGATTTATGAAACAAATGATTCCTTCGATTTTAGTAAATTAACATTAAATCCACCTATGGTAGTTTCTGGGGGAAATTATTTTATTAAATACCAAATGAATGGTTCAAATTTATATATTCAACCTCCTGAATGTAAATTACGTGGACAAATTTCCAAAAATTCAAAAAGACCTTTTTGCGATTTATTATTTTCACAAGAAAATTTTTCATTCATTAAATGGATGGAAGATTTAGAAACACAAACGTGTAAATTAATTCATGAAAAACGCGAAGATTGGTTTGATAGTGAAATGGAATTAGAAGATATTGAAAATTATTTTGCTACTCCTTTAAAAAGCTATAAAGGAGGAAAATATTATTTGGCTCGCTCTTTTTTACCGAGCCATTTCGGTAAAATAAATTTAAAAGTATATAATGAAAATAAACAAGAAATTAACATTGATAGTATTGAACAAGATGTAAATATTGCCTCCATTATAGAAATACAAGGTATTAAATGCTCTTCAAGAAGCTTTCAAATAGAAATGGAAATTAAACAAATGATGACTTTGTTACCAGTAAATGTTTTTGATAATTGTTTAATAAATAAAACTAATTCTATTGAAACTACAAACAATTTAGAAGAACAAGAAAAACAACAAACAGAGAATTTAGAAACGGAAACAAAAACCGAAACTACAAACAATTTAGAAGAACAACAAACAGATAATTTAGAAACGGAAATAAAGACCGAAACTACAAACAATTTAGAAGAACAAGAAAAACAACAAACAGATAATTTAGAAACGGAAACGAATTCGAATCATTTAGAAGAAAATGAAGATTCTGATGAAGATTCTGATGAAGATTCTGATGATTCTGATGAAGACAGTGATAATGATTTAGATGATTTAGAATTTAATGTTAATTTAGAAGAATTAGACAATGAATCTATTCAAATAAAACCACATAGTGATATTTATTATCAAAGATATAGAGAAGCACAAAAAAGGGCCAAGGTCGCTAAGAATTTAGCACTTCAGGCATATTTAGAAGCAAAAGAAATAAAATCCAAATATCATTTGGATGATGTTGATAGTGATGATGACTTTTTCAATAATGAAGAACAATTAGTTTCATCATAATATTTAGTAAAAAATCAAAATCATAGTCTATTTTTAAATAACACTTAATAATGGTTCTGATAAAAATTTTATCCACCGTTTATATAAACGGAAATGATGAAAAGTTTGTCTAATTTCTTTAAGTCCGATACGGCTAAGTACATTTTTGTAGCAATTGTTGTTATTATAGTAGGGTACTCGCTTATGAATTATTCAAGTGCTAAAGGTTTAGTATCAGAAGCTTTAGTTGGTTCTGAAATTCAACCTGTTGATGAATCTACATTAACTGCTGGTGTACAAGGTGCAAAGCCAGCTGAATTAAGTGAAGTACCTTCAACATGTGTTACTGGTGCTAATAAAGAATATCAATTAAATTCAACAGCCAATCCTGAAGAATTATTACCTGTAGACAGCAACAGTGAATTTGCTAAATTAAACCCTGTTAACAGTGGTAAAGTTGATTTACCAGATATGTTACAAGCTGGTAGTTTGATTGGAATTGATACTATTGGTCAAACATTGAAAAATCCTAACTTGCAATTACGTTCTGACCCTGTTATTACCAAGAGTAATGTTGGTCCATGGAACAACAGTACATTTGAACCTGATTTAGCACGTGTTCCTCTTGAATTAGGATGCTCTAATTAAATTTTGAATTTTTAATATTCTTATTTATTTAAGAATATTAACTTTGTTTACATAATATATAATGGATTCTTTAGATTTTTATATTTATGTTATCATATTTGGTATATTGGGTTTGTGTGCCTATATTTATTTTACATCTGACGATTTTCAATTAAAATGTATTGTATCTACTGTGGATGGAAATAAATATTGTGTAAGAGAAAGAGAAAAATTACAAGATGCAGCGGATATGTTGGCCAATGTGAACGTAAAATGTAAAAAATTAGTGGATTATATGAATAAAAAACATGGTTCTGAAGAGAATGTTCAGCGTTTAGTTAATGGTTATAATCCAAAACGGATTATGGAAACATTGCCTACCAGTGAATATACCGCATTTAGTGAAAATAAGGGTGAAAAATTGGCGTTTTGTTTAAATAAACAACGTGAAGGTGTTTCTAATATGATTGATGAGCATACACTCATGTTTGTCGCTCTTCATGAACTTTCTCATATTGCTACAAAATCCATTGGACACAAAAATGAGTTTTGGGATAATTTTAAATTTTTGTTGCAAAACGCAAAAGAGTGTGGTGTTCATGACCCTGAAGATTATAAAAAGAAACCGATTGAATATTGTGGAATGGAAATCAAAGACAATCCATATTATGATAAATAATATAATAAAATAATATATGGAAGCACGACCTGATTTGATATTTTCTTATTGGATAATTGCATGGTTTTTATTGTACTATTTTACTTCATATATTGAGTATAGTCCAAAATTTTTGTTAATCATTGGCCTTCTTTTTAATAGTGGAGTGTTTTTGACTATGGTATACAATAAAATGAATTTGTATTATTTGTTTACGTTTTTTGTTGCTATTTTTCTTTTAAAACTAATTCCAATTTATTTGTTGCGTGAAGAAAATATCGAAAAGCGTGATGTAGATGCATCATTTGTTTTATTTAGTATTTTTTTGGTATATTTTGTTATTTTTAAAGGGGGGATTACAAATTCAATACAATCTTTCAAAAAAGGATTTCAGAAAATGACTACAGGGAAAACAGAAACGCCTATTATGAAAATGCTTCTTGGATACGAATAATTTATAGAATACATTTATGAATCTATTAATAAATGTGTTTATTAATATATAATGGAAGATTTACCTATTCAAGCAAAACCATCGAAAATACCAATTGAAAATGTTTATAAAGTCCATATTTTAAATGAAGAAGGTAATGTGTATCAAGTCTATGTCTTTTGTGCTGGTTTACTTTCCGAAAAAGATTATAACACACTATTTAGCGATATTGAATTATCCTTTTATAAAGCAAATGATGTAAATATTATTTTTTCCGATTTGTTGATTTTAAATGACGATACAATTCGCGATATTAAACATAAAATTGTGAAAGAAATTACGGAAACTTCAAAAAAGAATAAACAAAACCTGTTATTGAGTGTTGAAGAAGTTTATATGTTTGCCTTAAAGGAAAAATATTTAGACATGATTCAATTATATCAAACTATTACTGAAAACGATACTAAAAAATTAACAAAAGAGCGTTTTTTCCAATATGCTACAAATATTTCAATAGATCCATACGTTTTGGATGAATCAAATAAAGAAGGTTTGTATAATGATATTTTTACATATGAACAATGGATAAGTTTAACAAGTTCTACTTCAAAAGAAATATTTGTTCCCGTTGGTATGGAATTCCAAGAAAATTATGATTTTCTATTTCCTACAAATCCTTTTAAAAATCAATTATGGACAGAACCAGTTCGATATAAATATTCATCAAAAAATCCTTTATTAACAATGGAAAAATCGGTTCTTCTTGATTATACTTCAAGTAAAGATATTATGGTTTGTCTAGCAAAATCTACATTAGATTACGCAGAAAATACCAATATTAATACATCTTATTTTTGCGAACTCTATTTCCCTTTTTTGTATAAACAAGGGTTAACAACAAAAAGCCTTCTATTGGAATCCGCACTTGAATTATCCGAAGACACTAGAAAAAAATACGATAAATCAATGGAACGACAATTTGATATAAGTCAACTTTATCGCGAAATTTATTGGTCCAAGAAAACCGAACTATCATACGTCGAAAAAGGTATTTACGAATTTTCTGTTGTTTTACAAGCCAACGATAAAATTACCAATTTTCCATTAGATTTGTTGTTTCGAAACATAAATACAACACCGCAAATACCTTTTATAAAATACAATCCAGGAAATCGTCGTGAAAATATGTATCGATTGTATTCCAATTCTATTTCTATGGATGGGAAAAAAATACCCCTTTTGGATGAATCGTTAGTTATGAAACTATCTCGTGAAATTGGAAAAGCAAAACAAATATCTATGTATGTCCAAGATTCTATCAATTTCGTAATTATTATTAATAATAACAGTCAAATTGAAGTAAAAGGTACTTTATTAAAGTTGCTTTCAATAAGTGAATTAAATCGATATTTATTAAGTGTGTTAGACCCTATATTATCAAAATTAAACAGTACATTACAAATATCTGGGTATACATTGAAGAAATTTGTAAGTATTGACCATGATAATATTGTTCATTGTAATTTAACTTATCGTTCGATTTTACCCATTGAAACGAAAATAAATTTGTCCAAGCAATTAGACTACATTACTCCCATTTTTAATGTGCTAAGTAGTGACGTTTCTAATGGGGCTAATTTGCGATTTAAACGTATTAAAAATTTTAAAGTGATGAATGCTAAATCTGCACTTATTCGCGAAATTTATGATAAAACAAATAATTCCGATTTGGTTATACAAGGATTAATGGATAACTTCGAACTTTCTCAAGAAGAGGCTGTTATAGCGTTTGCTGAATTCCGTTCGCAATATCAGTTATTGAAACAACGTGTTATTGAAAATCCAGGGTTTAAGACCTTATTTGTAATGAAACCGCTGAAAAGTGAATTAATGGTGGAAGTAAAAGATATTCATTCGCCAAAATATATACCCGAATTAGAAATGTATGTAGATGTTATTTTACGAATGTCCCAAAATCCTAAAACAATTGGATTAAGTGCATCGAAACTTAAAAAATTTAAAACAAAGGAAATAAAAGTTCGTGAAACAGCAGAAGAAGTTGAAACCATCGTTGCTCCTGTTGCCCAAGAAACTGAAATGTATCAAGCGTTGAAATTTTCTCCTGAAGAACAATTAGAAAATGCGCAAGGTATGGATTTTGATGATGCTGATTATTACGACGATTATGAAGAAGGTGATTATGAAGAAGGTGATTATGAAGAAGTTGATGAAGAAATGTATGGTGGTGAACAAACACCTGAGGAAAAATATCAAACCAATATTGATGGTATGCCTATTAAAAATCCTAGTCCATTTTTTAAGCGTATGTTGGAATTAGACCCTACTTTATTTGTTACTGAAGAATCCAGTAAATTTCCGTTATATTCGAAAGCATGCCCTTCTAGTGATAAACGTCAACCAGTTATTTTAACAGATGAAGAGAAAAAACGTATTGATGAAACAAATCCAGGTTCTTATAGTCATGCATTACATTATGGTTCTTCTGAAGGTAAGAAACATTGGTATATATGTCCAAGATATTGGTGCTTGAAAACGAATTCCAGTATTAGTGAAAAAGATGTACAAGCAGGGAAATGTGGGGCTATTATTCCTCCAGGTTCTGATAAAGTACCACCAGGTGCTTATGTATATGAATTTAATAATCCAAAAGTTCATATGAAAGATGGAAAATATGTTGAACATGTTCCTGGATTCTTAAAAAAAGGAAAACATCCAGATGGATTATGTGCACCATGCTGTTTTGGAAAAGCTTGGAACTCGCAAGACCAAGTAAAACGTCGCCAAGACTGTGGTTTGGAAGAAGGAGTCAAGGAAGTGAAAACGAAAAAAGAACCTACACAAACAAACAAAACAATGGCTTATATTATAGGTTCCGTTTCTTATCCTTTACCACCTAAAAGATGGGGATTTATGCCTATGGCTTTGCAAATATTTTTCAAATCAGATGCGAGTCAAGTAGTTGACCCAAAAAACACTTCTGTAATTAAATCTGGGGAAAAGTGTCTTTTACGTTATGGAGTTGAAAAATCCGAAAATCAATCATTTTTGGCTTGTTTTGCACATTTTTACGCATATAAACAACAAATAGATAATGTACCTTCTTTGGAAGAAATGCGTACATTTTTTGTAAATGCAATTACATTAGATATGTTTGTACGTTATCATAACGGTAATCTTGTATCCACTTTTAAAACAAAAACAATAAAGTCGGGCATTAATGTGAGTAAATATGATGAAACTGATTTTTACAAAACTATTAATATTGAAGATAGCACACAAAACGATTATTTATTGCGAACGATTTCTTCTTTTGAAAATTTCAAAGACTTTATTTTAAATGAAAAATCAATTATTGACCACACCTATTTATGGGATTTCTTTTGCGATAGAAATACGGATTTATTAAAAGATGGAATGAATTTGATAATACTACAAATGAGTGATAATGATATTACAGAAAGAGTACAACTCATTTGTCCATCAAGTGCTTATTCACGATTTAATTATGATGAAAGAAAAGAAACAGCCATTATTATAAAACAAGACAATTTCTATGAACCCATTCATTTATATGAACAACATGAAAGTATTATTATATCAAAGACAAATGAAGTTGTTTATGAATTTAAGAAGGGAGATTATTACAGTCAAGGAAAAGTTTTCGACAAATCGAATAATGTAGTCCATAATTTAACAAATAAGCAAACAAATCGAGTGAAAACAGTATACAAAATAGGTTTTATTGAACAAACTACTTTTGATGAAATTCGAGAAATTTTGGAATTAATTAAAGTTACGTCCAAGAAATATTGCAAACCTATGGCTAGTTTGCCCAAAAAATATAATTTTAAACATAATATTAATATTGTCGAATTAATACGTTTATTGAAAACCATTCATTATAAAGTAGAATATCAAGTGTTGAATTATAGAAATAAAGCTATTGGTGTGCGAGTGAAGAAAGAAGAAGATGATTCTTTATTATTTGTACCTTGTTTTCCTTCGGCTATGGTAAAAGACTTGGACACTATTTATATGGACAGTCCTGAATTGTGGATTGATTATAGACAAACTCGCAATCGTTTAAATGGACTGTCGGTTGATAGTGGAGGCAAAATTTTAAGCAAACCTTCTGTAAAAATCATTGAAGATGGTTTAATAATTGGTTTTCTTACAGAAACCAATCAATTTGTACAAATCAATCCTCCTACACAACCTATTGATAAAGACGGTATAGAAGAAATCAAACATTCCAGTTATAGTTATAACGACAATGAAAAAAGTAAAAGCGCAGAAAAAGCATTGACTACACAAAATGAATCTTCAATTGAACGTATAGAAATTATTCGAAATATTAATTTAGAAACCGAATTTTACAATATTTTTAGAACAATGATTCGTATTCAATTGAATCAATATGAAAATCGCACTATTCGTACTGAAATAGTAGAAACGATTGATGACCCATTATTTTCATATCGAGGTAAATTGAAACATGTGGTCAATGAATTGAAATCTTTATTGAAGGACAAAATCATGTTTAAGGAATTTAGCAAAGAAGATTTGGATTCTATTGATAAAGTCATATTGTGTGATGAAAATTGCAACGACGATAATAAACCAAAATATTGCTTGCTTTCAGATGATGAACGTTGTGTTACTTTATTTCCAAAAAATCATTTACTAAGTGATAAAGACAATGAAAATATTTATTACTTACGTATGGCGGATGAATTAATTCGATACAATAGAAGTCGTTTGTTTATGTTCCAACCTAATGTGTATATGAATATTACGGATACTGAATATAGCATTAAGAACAATGAATTGTTTTTATTAGAAAGTAGATTAACACGAGATTATTTTAGAAACTTATTACCTTATAATTCGGATTCTTCACACAATATTGGATATGATAGTGCACAGCCAGATAGTGAATATAGTGGTACTATTCAAAATTATAGCAATAAAATCGATTTAGAAGAGCAAAGTAAAATCTTGGAAAAAACACAAAAAGAGAAAAAAGAAGAAACAGGTCTGAAAGATTTTATTGTGGATTGTATTGAACATACAAAGCCAAATGTTATTGGAAATAATAAAGGGTCATCTTGGAGAATTGTTTTCCCAAATACAGCAAAAGAAATATTTTTTAATAAAACACCTAATTGTAGTTTTATTCCAATCATTTACGTTTTTCAAGAAGTGTATTTTAATACAATTACAATACAAAATGTAAAAACTGCTTTGTGGAAAGGATATCAAGATTTGTTTAAAAATAAAGAATTCGAAAATAAAATATATTCATTATTGAAACAGCAAGGAAAAATCGATATGTTTAATAAAATAAAAACGAAAAAAACGGATTTTGAAACGATTCTTTTTAGCGACGATTATTATATTACAGACTTGGACCTTTGGGTGTTTTGTACTGTAGCCAAATTACCTATTGTATTAATATCATCCACTTCTTTAAAATCATTAGTATCTTCGGTGAATTGGGTCAAATTGGGTGGACGAAATATTAAAGGAGAAAAATATTTCTTTATTCGTTCACCGGCTGATGTTAAAAACAATAGCCCACCGGCTTATCATATTATTGATAATGGTTATTCATTTAATGAATTAAAGAATGATATGTTTATAAAAGCGGAACGTGGTGACGCAGAATATGCAAATAATGTTCAATCCATTGTTTCATTTTTATCCAAAACGACATTAATATCACGAATAAAATCTTCCAAAGTGTAAAAAATAAATTTACATGTATATATTATGAACACTATATTAATAGTTATTGTTTTTCTGCTATTCATTTTATTTACACCTAATGTAGTATTTAAAATTCCATTTAATAGTTCTACAAAGATATTACATACATTTTTATTTACAGTGTCTTTTTATTTTTTATATAAATTATTAGGTAAAATTGTTGAAAAAATGACTCCTGAAACTAAATATATAAGTGATGATAATGAATCTTTAGACAGGATTTTTCAAAGGATTGTAAAATCCGTTTTAAAAAATAAATATGAAGCACCTGAAGAATGTTTGATTACAAATACCTTATACAATGTATCTCCTGGTTCGTCAGCATTTAATGATGTTACAAGAATTAATGAGCCTTCAACTGTATTTTCAGATGTAGCTTAATAAAATAATATATTATTAAATAATATATTACGATGAATTTTATTTTAATTTTTTATATATTCATATTGTTTGTTTTATTTTCACCAAACATTTTTTTAAAATTTAATATAAAAAATCGTTTGCTATTAACATTTATTCATAGTTTAATCTTTGTATGTGTTTTATATTTTACATATTTTTTGTTTGAATATAAAGAAAATCTTGTTATAGGTAGTTTCAATGATGGCGAATCGGATTATCCTGTTACGATTCCAATTGATGAATCTACAATAGAAGAAATTATAAATGAAATAAAAGAATCATCGTCGCCATCTTGTTTTGTACATAATAAAATGATTGACTTTTCAAGGAAATAAAAATAACTTGTATAAATTATATAATGCGCCGTACATTAGTTAATTTGAATAAAGTTTATGTTGTTAGACATGGAGAATCCATATGGAATCATGATAGCAAATTTACAGGATGGACAGATATTCCATTAACAGAAAAAGGCAAAATTGAAGCAAAACATATTGCCGAAAAATTAATAGAAAAAGGTATTTTTCCAAATATTTTCTTTTCTTCCGTCTTGGACAGAGCCATTCAAACAACTAATATTATTAAAAAAGAATTGAAAGAATCTAATAGTTCATTAACAACTACAACATATACATCATGGAGATTAAATGAAAAACATTATGGTACATTAGAGGGTATTCCAAGAAAATACATTCGCAAAGAATATGGAAGTAAATTTACTGCGATGATGCGAAACAATTTTTATATGAAGCCACCGGTTATTCATAATACACCCTTTAACAATAATATTTATCCTGTTTATCAAAATTGTTATTATGAATCTATGAAAAATGGTGAATCAAAAGAAAATGTTTTAACTAGATTATTGCCGTATTTTCAAAATGATGTATTATATACATTGCAGAAAAACAATGTTCCAATGATTGTTACACATAAACATTGTGCGCGTGTATTAATGAAACATTTATTAAATATGAACGACGAAGATTTTGAAACATATACTATACCGAATGATATTCTTGAACTTACAATGAACAGAGATTTTACCTTAAAAAGTCATAAATTTATTAATTATTGAATTTATACCACTGAATCTTCGCTGGTATAATTATAATATAATAATATATATGAGTTTATTAATAGTTTACACCTTTTTTTTATTTATTGTATTGATTCCGAATTACTTATTTAAAACATCGTCGTCATTAAATATCAATATTTTGCACAGTGTTATTTTTACATTGATTTATTTATTAACACATGATTTAGTAAAAGAAAAGGAGGGTTTTGGTACTGCAACAGTAACTGTTGTTGGTACTTCTAGATTGGAAAAACTTGTAAATGCGTTATTTCCAGATGATCCTCCGAAATTTAATATTATAAACGGCACATCGAGTCCAAATGTATGGATATCTGATGTTTAAAAATTATAAAAAACTGTTTATATAATAATATCGCATTAAATAGTATATGTGGTTATTTATTTATATATTGATACTTTTTATTATTTTAACACCTTCATTTTTGTTTAAAGAAAAATTATCAATTCAAATATATTTTATACATAGTTTATTATTTACACTTGTTTTATATTTAACATATGATAGTTTTGAGAAAAAAATATTTGAAGGGTTAAATGTGTCTTTAACTGTTGATAATCCTAATGCGTGGATTGATATACTAAAAACATTTAGACAAAAATGCTCAAACCTAACAATTCAAAATAATGTTGCAGAAGTTCCATAAATGTTAAATGTATTATAATTTTTATAGCAAAATATTATAATATGAATTTAAAAATATTTGTGTATATATTTTCATTGTTTATTATTTTAACACCTTCATTTTTTGTTCAACAAAAAGAATCATTATTGATTCATTTTATTCATGCATTTCTATTTACATTTATTATTTATTTAACATTTGATATTGTAAAAAGTTCAATTGAAGGTTTGCAAAATGATGTTGAGATAAAACTATATGGTATTAGTAATTTAGCAGAGATGGCTGAATCGATTACTGGAAATAATTTTCAAGATATTACTTTTGGTAATAATATTAACTATAATCAGGGAGTATTAACAAGTATTGAAGATATAAATGCAAATTGTCCACAAAATCTTGAATGTAGTGTACCACCTACAAATGCAGAAGCAACAGTCTTACGGGCATATAAAAATGTATATGATGAATATCCAAGTATTGCTGAGTGGGAATATTATAAACCAAAAGTTGAAAAATATGGTTTTAGTCAGGACGATGTCGAAATGTCTTTAAAGAATTCATTGAAATATTTAGAGAGTGGATTAGCCGATGATGATGCTAATTTTTACACAACTCAGAATAATATATATGATTTACCTCAAAAATGTGGTGCAGATTTTGGACAAATAAGTGCTTCAAATGGTCAATTTGGTAATATTAATGACAATCAATTTATATGTGATGAAAATAAACCAATATGTAATAATTATATTTATCCTTATACATGGGGATTTTGTACAAGCAATCAAGGAGTTAATGGTAATAGCGTTGAAGTTATAGGTGATAATGCACGTACAATGATGAATACAGATTCAAATATTCAAAATGAATGGGCTGGGCGAAATGATGATGATAACAATGACTACGGTGGTAATAGTAAATGGATTTGGTTTACACGAACATCACCTAATAATGATAAGTGCGCAGTAAATAGTTATTGTACTTTTGAATACAAATATTATAAATCTGAAGGAACTATTAATGGTCAATTACGTTCAATGAGACAAAAACAAAACGGGAATTTAGATAATGCTACAATGTATATTTTATCATACAATGAGTGTATTGTATATTCATGGAGTTGGGTTATGGAAGATGATGAAAAAAAATTAGTAAAAACAAAACTGGGTCAAAGTACTGGTCCAAATTCTGTAACTAAAATTGATTTTACATTAAATGATGGAGTTAATCATTTTTTATTTTACGTAATGACTGAATCATTTAGTGGTGAATTAACAAAAGGTGGTTTATTAGTTTCTGTAGTTGATAATTATAATAAAGATATTATTTTCGAAACGGGTCCTACATGGACATATATACACACATTACCTCCATTAGAATCAAAATGTATGCAAAAAGAAAATATAGATGCAAATACAAAATCTGCTTATTTTCCACCAATCATTAGTTTGTGGAATAGGAAAAATAAAGGATTTTTACAAGGTCAATTGGAGAAAAATCCATGGAACGAAGATGCGAAAATGAATTTATCTTTTATGAAATCACATGATAAAAAGTTGGTAAATTCATTACATAGTGAATCTGCTATGTTTAAAGTTATGAGACAAGATAATAATAATAACTTATTAAAATTATTTAGTTTTTCCAATCAACAAAATTGTGAAATCAACACACAAAGTAATTGGGAACCAATATATAATAGTGATTTTACTGTTTCTTTTAAATCAGAATCTGGTAAATATTTGGCTGTATTAATGGTAAATGGAATTTTATCAATACGTTTAAATGAAAATTTGGACCCTTCATGTAAATGGGAAATTGTACCTATTAATACTACATATGTTGGTAATACAAATAATATATCTTCTTCAAATCAAGGATATGAAGGAACAACAACAATACATACTAAATATATTGGACAATATCCTGTAAATATGCAGGAAAATACCAACTATTTTATTTGTTATAATTTACAACCTAATACAAATACGAAAAAATTTACAATAAATTATTTAGAAAATATAGATTCAACTTCAACTCAGACTTGGTCACAACCACTTGCTTTATGTTCAGTTCAAGAAGAATATAGTAAATCTTTGGAACAAACATTTAGTATAAGTATTTATGGAAAAAGTAATGAAATGATAATAGCAAATGGTACTATAATAATTATAGTTAATGGTTTAGTAAAATATAGATCTATTAACGACCCCAATCCTAATGAAACTTCTTGGAGAGCATTTACAATAAGAAATACAAAAACTTTTAAAAATTTAACAGTAGGTAAATACAATGGACGATTAGTTGTTATGGCTATTTCAAACAATACATTATATGTACGTGAATTTGGTAAATTTTTAGATGGTGCAGGTTGGATAGTAACAGATTATAATAATGTAGAACAAGTTGAATACAATTTTATAGATGATCAGCTTTATGCTATTGATTCCGTAAATAAAAATTTAATTATATTAGGAACAAATACAACCTATCCAAGTATTAATTTACAATACTTCAAATTTATTTATCAAAATAACGCGTATAGTTTGTATGGTATAAATAGTAGTAATATATTAGTATACATAGATTTAAGTCAACCATCGCAAAAAATATTAGATAATACAGAAATAACAAAATTTGATGTTCATAATAATGTTATATATGCAATCAATAAAAACACAAAAACTCTTGTTTATAAACCAATTACTTATCAATCATTTATACCATACGACACCACAAATATTATTGATGTGAATATATACAATGACCAATTATATGCTATAAGCCCAGATGGAAATATATTAACTGCCCCAATATTAAATAAATATCCAAATCAATAAAATATAAATATACTTTATATGTTTCCGTTGATTTTTATTTATATATTTTCATTATTTATAATATTAAGTCCTGGTTTTTTATTTAAAAAAAATACAAATGTATTAAATTCAATTATATTTATATGTATTTTTGCTTTAACGTTTCCTGTTGTTTACAACAGTAGTGAAGGTTATACAACAAGTACTAAAATTGAATTTGAAAATATTCCAAGTTTAATAAAAATTATTAAAAATTTTAATCAACAATTTGATAAATCGCTTATTATTAATAATGATTTTTCCAATGTAAATTGTATTAAAAATAATGATGAAACATCCGATTTTGGAGATAATGAATAAATATTACTACTTTTTTTCATAGTAGTAATATATAACATGAATTTTTTATCATTTATATATTTATTTGCGTTATTTGTAACATTCAGTCCAAGATTTATATTTAAACTATCAGTTAACAAATATTTATTGAATATTATATGTTGTTTTTTATTTACAATTATTTTTTATTTAACATATAATTTAGTAAATAGTTCTGCATTTAAGGAGGGTATATTTACAGACACAGAAGTTACAATTAATAATCAGCAGCCAGCAGCCTTATTTGCGGACGCAAGGGTAATTGATTTACAAACTCAACTTGCAAATGAAGCTGAACGATACAAAGTTCAACTTGCTGAAGAGCAATTAAAATTAGAACAAGCGAAAACTTCATGGAAAGAGACACGACAAGCTTTAGATGCCCAAGTGTTTGAGATTCAAAAAGAACTGGAAGATGAACAAGATGAACAAGTAAGATTAAAGCTAGCTCATAAACTCGAAATAAAAAGGCTTGAACAGGAACATGGAGATGCTTTGATTGCCGAACAGGAAGCTGCAACAGCTAGACAAACAGCCGCACTTGCTGAAGCAAATTCTTCTTTCCAATCACAACTAGAACTAAAACAACAAGAGATACAACAATGCAATAATGATAAAGTTAGCTTAGAACAACAAGGATATGATTCACTTCAAGAAGAAATTCAAAATTGGACAAATTCAGAAAAAACAGGTAAGTATGATGTAAAAGAAGCTCAACAAGAATCCACACAATCAGAATTAAATAAAAGTCAAGATGAAAACAATAATTTATCAACTGAAAACAATAATTTATCAAATAAAAACAATAATTTATCAAATGAAAATGATGAATTAACATATGAAAATAATAAGTTAAAACAAGAAAACAAAAATAAAAGTGGCAAAACATGTGATTATTCAAAAGGATCTGTGTGGTGGGGGCAATATCTTATCAACGCTATTAACAGATGGATAGGCAAGGGATGGATAGTCCGTAAATGTAAGTAAAATATTATAAATAGTCTATAATATTTTTTATACCAGTGAAGATTTATACCAGTAACGAATTAAAATCCAACATTATAACCATCATCACATATTTCATTTGTAGTTCCTTTTTGGATATTGGCTATGTTGTTTTGAATCATAATTTCTGATTTTGTACATTCGGTTTTTCCAGTATTCTTGGCGAAAGATTCATCAATGGATTTATTTATATCTCTTGTATCTACTTCAAAAGCATCTAACTTCTCCATTTCATTCATATCCAACAATACTTGGAAAGCACCTGTTCCATAATTTCCATATTGTCCACACATTACATTTGCAGATACACCACGCATATGGTCAAATTCACCATGTTTAGCAGCATTTAACATGACTTCTGTATGAACTTCAAAAGTGGCTTTGGCTATAGGACCAACATCATCACTTAATAAACCAGAACGGAAAATAGGAACCATATTTTGATTACAAGTCATTCTATCACATAACAAACTCAAATGATGATAATTAATATATACACCACTGAATTCCATCACTTCCATCATTTCCAAATAAATCATTTGACGAGCAGCTTCAATACCTAATACATTAAATATTTCACGAATATCATTACTCAATGTTCTTGAAGGGTCTACATAATCCAATGCTAAGGCTTGTAACAAATTCGTTCCAGTAGTATCTAAAACCCAAATATCATTTTTCATATATTTACCATCATCTTTTTTAATATGCATATCTTTATCTTTTACAATATCAAACATACCCTTTTTGATAGTTGGTAAAGCTTCCACTTTCTTTACTGAATTTTGAATTTTACGTGCTGTTACATTTTCTATTTTTTCAACTCCACGTAATACAATATTGTGTAGTAAAGTTTCTTGAAAGTTATTCAGTAAATAAATATCATCTGATTGGTCCAATGTTTCTGCAATTCCCTTCTTTTTCGTTTTATTGAAAATAGAACTGTTTATACGAATCCTAAACACCAATTTATCACTATTGTAATCTGCAAATACACATGAAATATCATTACCATAATGACTATTTGAAATAGCAAAATGAATATCATCTGTTGTAATATTTTTATCTAACATGGTCTCAGCATCTAATTCCAAACGAACAATCCATTTGGATGCAGTTTGTTCAATGGATTCTGGAACATCTACAGTGTCCAAACATTCTTCTATAAGTTTTTCAAATTCATTAAACTGGTCTAAAAGTAATTGATCGTCACTAATAGTTGTATTATATACACTTGGTTCGAAATGAATTTGAATGGATTTTGTAACATCAATTAATTTTGTATGTTCCATCATAGTTGAATATGTGGTTGCTTTATCTTGGTCACCTTCATCTTGAGGTTTCAAATAAACCGTAAGTGAAGGATTCTTAGGATTTTTTGTAAGACGTAAAATTTCTTCAATACGTGGTACACCACGTGTTACATTCGATTTACTCGACACACCAGACAAATGGAAAGTATTCAAAGTCAATTGTGTAGTAGGTTCACCAATCGATTGTCCTGCTATTACACCCACCATTTCTCCAGGATGTACAATAGCCTCTCTATATTTTAATGTAATTGTTTCCAATAATACAATCAATGCCTTACGATGGAATCTCTTACGAATAAGTAACTCTTTTGGAGATAAATAGAAGTAATATAAGACTTCGAACATAGAAGTTGGAGCCGTGAACGACATTTGACTCATTTTCTTGAAATTATCTTCAATCAATTCAAATGCCTCCAATGGAGTAATATCTACAATGCTATGTTTATTTAATCCCATTTGACCTTGTACATTTGCTATAATATTTATAAAACATACGGGCATATAAACTTGATTTTCATTTTTATATTTAAAGACATTTTTAACAACACTGTCTCTGTAAAGCAACATATTACTAATATAATCCGTAACTTTAGCAATTGTATTTGCCTTTTGTTTATTTAAACGAGATATAGCCCCCCTTGAATATACATTCAATAATTCACTCTTTTGGTCATTAATACCAATTATATCATAGTGCATGTAAATATCTTCTACAGACATACCAACCAATGGAATCGATTGCACTTCAATACGTGTTGTATCAAATCCGTCATCGCCATATGCAAATTGAATGACCTTTCCTTTATTATTACGCACAGTCATATCATATTCCACTTTCAAATCTTCCAAACCCTTAATCAGACGCCTTTGAATATAACCCGTTTGAGATGTTTTCACTGCAGTATCAATAAGACCTACACGACCACCCATTGCATGAAAGAACAATTCAGGTGCAGTCAAACCAGAAATATATGAATTTTCTATAAATCCACGCGCACCAGGAGTATCATTATACTTTTGATAATGTGGAAGTGTACGACCATCAAACCCATAAGGAATTCGTTTTCCATCAACATTGGTTTGTCCCAAACAGGATATCATTTGTGAAATGTTAATGGGCGAACCTTTTGAACCCGAATTCACAATAATTAAGAATCGATTGTTTGGATCTAAACTATCACGACCAATTTTACCCGCTTCTTCTGTTGCTTTATTTAATATATTGTTTACAGATGTTTCAAATTCCGTCATATTTGAACGCGCTGTATTGTTTTCAAAGACACCTAAATGGACTTTGTCTATCAATTCATGTACTTCGGCCTTTTGCTTCGCAATTACAGTCAAAATATCCGTTTGGGTTTTCTTATTAGCAATTAAATCACTAATTCCTACACTAAATGAACTTGTTTTCAAGTATTCAGTTACAATGTTTTGTAAATTATCATTGAAATCTACGCACGCCATGTTACCGAAATCATTGTTTATACGATGTAATAAACCCATAGTTGTAGAACCAATTGCGGATTTATCCAACTGTCCACGAATAAATTTTCCATTTTTGACTTCCATAATGTAATTCGATGTAGCATAATCATGTTTACCTTCTTTAAATTGCTTTGTACTATATGTAACACTCAATGGAGGCATAATTTGACTCAATACATCAAAAGACGATAATGTTGTTTTATCCTTTAATAATTCAGTATCTACATTTGGATACATCATAAGCAAATTCATTGCCTCTCGTGGTGTAAAATTAATATTATCACGTGTTAGACGATATGAACCGAGTAAAGAATCTTGATAAATACCAATAATGGGTGAATTACTTGCTGGACTAATACATTGATATGGAATCGCAGCTAATTGTTTTAACTCTGTTTCAGCCAAAACATTCTGAGGCATATGCATATTCATTTCATCACCATCAAAATCCGCATTGTATGGCTTTGTATCACCTACATTCATACGAAATGTATCTCCCACTTTCATAACTTTCACAATATGACACATCATAGACATTCTATGTAAACTAGGTTGTCTGTTGAATAATACTGCATCTCCGTCCATCATATGACGATGTACAACGTCACCATTGTAAAGTTCAATATTTTCACGAGCTACATTACGTAACGATATATTTTCACCATTTTTCCGTTCCAATATTTTCGCACCCGGTTCTCCATTGGGACCACCATCAGGACCGTTTTGGACCAATTTCAAAAGGAATTCGCGATTTCTATCATTTACTAGCACTGGTTTTGTAATATTCATTGCTATTTTTAATGGAACACCTAATTGCTTTACAGACAAATTTGGGTCACCTGTAATAACAGAACGTGCACTCATATCAACACGTTTTCCCATAAGATTTCCTCTAATTCTTCCATTTTTAGAATTCAAACGACCCATAATACATTGCAATGGACGACCTGAACGCTGAGCCATAGGTGCTACACCTTTGATTTTATTGTTTGCTATCATAGCAATGGAATGTTGTAAAATAGTATACCAACCCTCTGTAACATTCGCATGTGTATCAGGATTTGCTAATTTATCACGTAATATAGAATTTGTTTTAATAATATTTCTATAAATATGAGTTATATCGTCTTCACTACGTTGCTGCGCATCATGCTTAACAGATGGACGTACTGCAGGTGGTGGAACTGGAAGTACTTCTATAATCATCCAACTAGGTCTTGACCAAATAGGACTAAAACCGATAAATGAAATATCGTCATCTGAAATACGTTTAAATATTTTCAAAATAGTCTCTGCACTCATTTTTTTGATTACTTTATTTCCAATGCTTTCTGCTGCATCATCGATTAAATTTTCCCAAATAGCACATATTGTAGACATTCCCTCTAATTTAATTTTATCAGGTTGTTTACATCCACATCCATCTTCAGTTTGGTCACCGCATCGTTTTATTACTTTACTAGTTATATTAGTAACGTATTCCCAACGTTTACTTGCTGGTAGCGATAATATATGTTTGTGTTGATTTTTATTAATTAATAATTTACTACACTTAAAACAAACAGACCTTAATATTTTTAAAATATCTTTTATATGTTGTATCGAAAATACAGGTCGTGCTAATTCAATATGACCAAAATAACCAGGTGTATCAATATAGGTTTTACCATCTGTAGGACAAATTAAACCAGGTTCTAAAACACCCATTCTTGGATCAAATAATCCACCAACAACTGGTTTGTTATTATTATAAGTATCTCCTGATGTTATTTCGACAACTGAATTTTTTCTTATTTCTTCTGGTGATAAAGAGCTAAACTGAATACCAATAATTCTAGAAGGTGCTTCATTATTTTTTGGAGACATTTGTTAATATAATATAATCAAGTATATTTTATATTGTTTAACTAACATTAATAGATATCAATTTTATAATTGATAAATAAATTATAAAAAGGTAATAAAGTGTAACTTTGTAGTTTCAATACATGGGTAAAGGTACCGAAAAAAAATATCACACACGTAGTCAAAAAAAAAAGCGCAAAGATGATGATTCGTCTGATGAAAGTGTATTTTCAGAAGAAGAAGTTTGGGACACTATGTCCGATTCTTCTGATTCTGAATATATTCCAATAACGCGAAAAAAAAAATCAGCTAAAGTTATTGAGGACAGTGAAGAAGAGTCGGAAGAAGAGTCTGAGGAAGAGTCTGAGGAAGAAGATTCAGATGATGAAGTCTCTGATCTTGACCCACGTGAATTGCGAAAAACATTGGCTACTTTATTTCCATCAAAATATATAAATGAAAAAGTGAAAAATGATAAAAAAGAAGATAAAAAATCGAAAAAAAAGAAACAAAAGGGAAAAAAACCTCCACAACGTGCTGCTAAAAAAAAGGCAAACAAAAAAATTAAAGAATATGAATATGAAGATGATTATGATAGTGAAGAAGAATTTGATGATGATTATTACGACAGTGAAGAAGATATGGAGCAGTTTAATTTAATATTTTCTACAATTGGAGGTGGAGGTCAAAATAAAGAAGAAATAAGTGACCAAAATGCGATAAATGAAGACCATGATGAAGAATGCAATAGTGAAGATGAGAAAAATTTCATGGCTGAAAATTATGAGAATATTCAAATGCCCGAAGAAATTGTGAAAAAGAGAAATAAGGAAAAATTGAAAAAACAGAAAAAGCTGCGTAATAAAAGTGAGAAATCCGATAATTCTGAAATTATGGATGCGGAAAAGGAATATAAGAATTTACTTCAGCTTAAGAAACAGTTAGGAGAGCAATTAGTAAAGAATCCTAAAAATAAAATTTTGTTAAAAGCTGTAGACGAATGTCGTGATGAAATTCGTAAATTGGTTAAAAAAGCGCGTATGAAGAATGCTAAGAAATATTATAAAATGATTAAAGGAGAAGATGAAAAGAAGACTGGAGAAATTGAATATTTCAAAAAACAATTGTCTAATAAAGAACAATTGCGTGTAATTAAAGAATTGAAGGATATTAATGAGCATGTAAGTATTAAGAAACCATATCGTTTGACTTTACTCGATGCTAATATTCCCCCTAAATTCAAGGCAACAGTAATGCAAAAAGTCAATATGTTGCGCTCTATGGAACCAGGTGATCCAGAATATTTTAAATTAAAAACATGGGTTGATGGTTTTATGCGTATTCCATTTGGTGTTAATAAAGCACTTAATATAAATATTAAAGATGGAACTGAAAAATGTAGTGATTTTATGGAAAATGCTAAAAATACATTAGATAAGTGTGTATATGGATTAAATAATGCTAAAATGCAAATTATGCAATTGATTGGGCAATGGATAACAAATCCAGAAGCATTGGGAACGGCAATTGCAATTCAAGGTCCGCCAGGAACTGGTAAAACATCATTGGTAAAAGAAGGTATTAGTAAAATACTAGGACGCGAATTTTCTTTTATTGCTTTGGGTGGTACAGGTGATGCAAGTATGTTGGAAGGGCATGGATATACATATGAAGGAAGTATGTGGGGGCGTATTGTGCAAATATTGATGGACAGTAAATGCATGAACCCAGTGATTTATTTCGATGAATTAGATAAAGTTAGTGATACACCACGTGGTGAAGAAATCATTGGTATTTTAACGCATTTGACGGATACAAGTCAAAACAGTGAATTTCACGATAAATATTTTTCCGAAATCCATTTTGATTTGAGCAAATGTTTATTTATTTTCAGTTACAATGATGAATCTCGTATTAATCCTATTTTACGTGACCGTATGTATCGAATTGTTACAAAAGGATATGATAAAAAGGAAAAATCTATTATTGCTCGAAATTTTATATTGCCTAAAATTCGCGAACAAGTAGCATTTACTGAAGAAGAAATAAATATTCCAGACGAAACATTGGATTCTATTATTGCGAATGACTCGATTACAAAGGCGGAAGAGGGTGTGAGAAATCTTAAACGGTGTTTGGAAATTATTCATACTAAATTAAATTTATTTCGATTGATGAAACCTGAAAAGAATATTTTTGCGAAAGATTTGGATTTGGAAATTAGTTTTCCAATTAAAGTAACAAGTGAACATGTACGTAAACTGATTGAATATGAACCACCTAATCAAAGTTTATTAGCATTGTACGTGTAAAAGAATAAATAAAAATAACATAAATAGTAAATACGTTTAAAAACTATATGACTAATATTCAAACCATTTTGGAGGCTAAACGTTCTATGGAACGTTGTGTGGAAAAAAATATAGATTTTATTAATCTATTAAAACAAATGGATAAGTATTTATATAAGCATTGTAAACACGTAATAGTAAAAGATTTAATAGATATTGACCCAGATAGGTCAAAAACTATTTATTATTGTGAAAAATGTGAATTAACGTTTGATAATGATATATTGGAACAAGATGATTCGTCCAGTGATGATTCCGATTCATGGGTAGAATGGTATTACGGTTCAAAAGAATGGTTTAAATAAATATTTACACACATTTGGAACCTCCACATAAAGGTTGATTTCCACCACGTGTTTTCAACAAACGAATTTGTGTATCATCTAAACATAAGTAACCCATTGAGTTACTTAATCCATTTGATTTTAACATACATTCTTCGCTTAAACTTCCTTTGGCGTCGGAATAAATATCAAGTTTTCCACACACCTCGTCAGGACCGAAGAGTCCTTTCATGTTCTTAACACGCTGAGCTGTAGGTTCAGCAGCTGTACTTTTAATCAAATGTCTATCTTTAATATCGATGTTACTTCCTTCAGGATAGGTAGCATAGTGAATAGGCCTAAATCCTTCCGAATCCTTAGCGCTAGCATATCTTGGATCATTGTTATAAGGTAAAATCTTTGTAGAACCAATACATGTGGTTAATAGAACGACAACGGCTAAACCAATGAATATAAATAATAAAGTGGTTGAGACTTTGGGTAATTTCATTTTTAATATATATGTAGATGAGAAATTCTAAATTTATTAAATATTTCTAAAATATAGTTTTTAATTATCATTTGAAATATACGATTTGGTTTTATCATTTACTTCAGTTAATGAACGATATAATTTTTTTAATGGAGCTGTATAATGTGATAATGTTGGGTTTGAAATAGTGCTATTAATTTGACCTTTTAGTTCTTCTAAATGATTAGGTAAATCATTTAATGAATCAACAACTTCCTTTGGTGCATTTCTAATATTTTCAACAAAATTATGTATATTTGCTAAATACTCAGATGTAATTGTGTTGGCTATTTCAGTCAAATTTTTTATTTCATTTATAGACTTTTCCATAAAATCTTCGTTGCTTTTAATATTTTCGTCAATCATCTTTTCAGATTCTTCTATTCTATTTTGATTATTATATGTACTTTTTTTCACACCTTCATATTCTCTAATAAGTGGATTATATTTACCGATTATTTCATAATATACTTTTTTGAAATTCATAAAATTTGGATTAAATAACAATGCTCGAGAATTTTGATTTTGGCATCCTTTTGAATAATAGTAATTTGGAGTACATTTATCTTGTGCATCATAATATTCATACGAAAGTATATGAAGTAATGTACCAAATATTGAAAAGAATAATAATCCTAATAATATAGCACCAACAAATTCAGGTCTATTATAAGTGTAATAATCGATTGGAAGATATTTATAAGACACCATTATAATATATAGTAATCTTTTTACCTATATATTATACATAAATCTTACATATTTTATTGTACTGTATTTACTACTCCATCTTGCACATAATTTCCTAATACAAATGAACCTGCTAATTTAGACATGGAATCACGTAATGAAGCAATATTTTTCTGAATTGAAATTCCTAAACTATTTGCTTCTGCATACTTTTCAGGAACATCTGTTTCTACTTCATTTACTAGTCGAGATGTACTACTATCTAATCGAGCTCCCACAGTTTCTAAATCGGTACCAGCGTTTTGAATATCCTTCATCGCAGCATTTAATAATTCTGTTTGAGAATTGTTCATATATTTCTTAAACTCTTCTTCGGGGTTCTTTCCAAATAAATTAGCATGTGAAATTACACTAATTCGGTTTTGATAATCTGTATAATTAGAATAAACATATGAATACAATACTCCAAGAAACATTAAACCAAATAATATAAAAATTATTATTGTTTGTCCCCATTTCATTAATTGCATTGTATTTGGTGGAATAAAATATTTTTTTAATATCTTTTCTTTAGAATCATCTTTAGAATATTCGCTATTTAATGTTTTTTCAGCATTTACTGTATTTTTATCCATAATATATAGTATGGAACTATATAATATAAAACGTTCAAAATACATAAAAACATCTTTTTTAAGTATATATATAGATGAATTCAAATCTAAGTGATGATGAAAAGCTAAATCTTAAAAAGCTTATGAATGAATTGGATTATGTGGATAATACAGAAACCATTAGAAAATTAAAACATAGTATAAAAATTCGCGATAATATTCGCAAATTAGAAGATTTAAAACGTCAACATTCTGAGTTGCGTATTCAATCTCCTGAGCAATTTTTCAATATTGCTCATACTGAATGCAAATTTTTATACGATAATTATTCTGATATTTTTAGACGTCTTATGAAAGATGAAATTGATATTACTATTATGACTAAATTACTTATTGTACTCAAATTAATTGAAGATGGACAATTAGACCAACAAGATGGTTCAGTTCGTGTTGGAAAACTACTGAAAGAACTTTATTTAGATTCAGCTGTGAAAAGAGCTGATGCACTAGATAGACAGCATGCAAATAATAAACCAGCAATTGTAGATGGAAGAGATATTTCATGGAAAAATTTCAAGAAAGCAGGTATGCCTAAGTTGGGTTCTTCTGTATAACTTTCTTACTTAGGGCATCGATTGCAATTTGTCCATCCCCATGAACGCAAATTTCCAGGAATCAATTCCTTACATCTTGGACATCTCCATTTTTCTTTTCTACCATATTCATCAGGGCTACCATTTACTATTTCTATTTCATTCAAAGAAATAGGTTGAATCTCTTGATCTTCATCAAGCAACATTACTCCCATAGCAGCATAATTATGTAAATCCAAAAGGGTATCTCTTATTCCCTCATCGTCCACAAGATTTACACCATTCTTTGTTATAGACAAAGCACGTTGTATTTTATCCTGTATACGCATCAATATTCCAATCACTCCATATTGTGCAAACGAATCACCATAATCTGCGTTCTTTTTTTTGAACAATTGTAAAGCAAAATCTTGGACAATTTCCATTTGACGAACACGATCCATGAAGAATATAAATATATTTATATTTATATTTTTATTTATGCTTCTTCCAATTCTTTTGAATAAATATACATCTCTTCGTAACATATGTGTGAACAAATAATACCCTTTAAGATGGTAAAAATTAGTGGGTCTTTATAATATTCATAATATATGTTTCCAAAATACATAGATAAAGCCGTTGTTGCTCCTATGATGAAAAAAGAAAACGACTTATTTTTCTTTAAAAAAGGCCAACTCAATTTATAATGATGTGGTACATGGATTGCACTTAAATATAAAAATAACGAATTATTGTCCAAGAAAATAAAATACAGCAACATCATAGATGTTAACAATGTTTTATTACGAAATGGTATATCCCTTTGAAAATGCATCACTGAAGCCAAAAACAACAATATATTTACAGCATTATCATAATGCATATAATGTAAACCCAAAACACCTCCATTTGTTAATGAATATGTTGTTAATAACTGCATAATATGATTCGTTTCTTTTGCATGTACTAAATCAGTTATACCATGAGGCGCTATCAATGATGTTGTTAAATATTTCGTTAAAGGTGAAATTGGAATTAACATATATTATAAAGACAAACTATACACTATCTTTTAATTGCAAAATTAACAACTCATCATCGGTTAATTTCTGAAATGTTGCGCATTCATCAAAGTGATATCGGATGAATTTATTATTTGTTTTGCATAATATTTGCGTTCCATTGTCTGTAAATTGTACGTCTACTACAATCCCTCCATTGGTTAATTTTCCATTTCGTAACCATCGCACATGTTTACCCTTATGTATATGATACACTTCATCTATCAAGCGATAATTTAATAATGAATTCGTATATTTACACATTAAACTTTCATCAATATGCTGTTTAAGATGGTCCACTACTTCTTTGGAAATAGTTTGTAAAGAATGATTTCCAATATATTCTACATCTACATTTTCAGCACTGTCCAAGATTTCATCAATATTTAATGTACATTGTAATGCGGGGTTATTTCGATGACTTTCTATTAATTTTTCCATATTGAATATGTTGAATTGTTTTCATATTTATTTGGATAAATTATTTATGGTTTTTAATACACTGTCTGGTGTTACAGATATACTATCAATATCGGCGTCTATCAAAAATTTGCAAAATTCCAATGAATCCGATGGTTGTTGACCACAAAAACCCACCTTAATATTATACTTTTTATATGTATTAATGGCGTTTGTTATCATTCTACGATAACTTACATTGGTATTTTGTGATAAATCTGTAATACGCTCACTATCGCGGTCCACACCAATTGTTAATTGCAACAAATCGTTTCCTCCTATTGATACTCCATCCACATATGGGCTGAAATTATCTGCTTCAAT